AGGTAGCTACTCCGTTCCTATCCCTGTATGAAGCAAATATACTACTATATAATGATATTAGGAAATATTATGTGTTAAATTTTTGTAATGGTTTTCATTTGTTCATTAATACCATATATTATACAAGGCAAACACCATATAATCAAATGTATTCTTAAATATTTCATAATTAACATTCAGACAAGACCTGTAACACAATAAGCCATACAATGACAATCATCAATCGTCCAACATATTTCCACATATAGCCTTCATTAACATAGCAAAAACAATTCCAAAAAGCATAATATTACTCCTTCCTCACATTATTATCTATCCATCTCATAGCACCCTTTAAAGCATCAGTTGTAGACCTGTAAAACATATCTACAAAGAGAACCATCCGTTCACCTTTTATTATCCGGTACATGAAGTCTTTTTCTCCTGTGACCTCTATTGTACAGCCCTTGTAAAATGTGACATATTTATTTCTCATACGACAAATATATATATTATTGGTTTTCCAACAACTTTTTATTAACTTTTATTAATCGTTTTTCCCAGTCGTTCAGATTGTCACCCGTCTTAATCTTCTCCATAACCGAAGCTATATCAAAAGATTTACATTTTTCATACAGATCACTCATTGTCGTTCCTTGTATGATAACTCCGTTCTTTTCCCCGGAAAAATATCCGTCAACACTCTCTATCACATCCCATTTCCGTCCTTCCAGGATGGATTGTTTATTGTTCGTTCCCATTATTTCAAATCGTTCAAATTATTAATCAATGTAATAGGATATTTTTTTCGTATTGCATCAAATCGTTCTTTATCCTCATTCGTCATATCTTCGGAAGCATCCCATTCGTCCAACATGAAAATATCAATATCTCCTTCATATCCATCATTGTCATTCAGTTCAATACAAATATGTGGATAATAATTCATATCAAGACCTCTATCTTCTGGAAGTTCAAAACCGAGATCATAGTAGAACTCATAAAACACACACGTTTCGTCTATCGCATGATTTTCATTGTAGTAATAAAGATCATTCGCCTCAGAATGCAGCAACAAATTCCACAAAGCACTATAAGTTATTGTCTTTAAATCGCAAACATCATTTGAAAAATGTTGCCTAACATACGCATATCTATCTGGGTTTTCTCTGATAATATCTCCCCAACAGCCAAGTTCGTTTTCTATTTCTTTATGTGTCATAATTGAAAAAATTTTATTATACAAACTCTATATCATTCAGATTAATCGGATAAACTTCATAGACTACCACCTGATCAAATTCCCTATATTCATTTTTTTTATTCAAAATGTTTGCCATCAATTTACAGTTATAAGAATCACATAATTCAATTAATTCAATAGATGGAACTTCAAATACTTCTATCGTATAAAATCTCTTATCCTTATTAATTCTATAAGAAAACATAGATATCATTTGTTCCTTAATGCCATAATAAGCCGCCTGTTGGTTTTTGCCAAACTCCTTATTTATTGATCCGCTGTTATTGCTCACCCTGTAACGTGGCTTTGCAGGGGCTTTTGTTTTGTCTGTAATAATATTCATATTTTTTCGTTTATTTTCGTTTTTAAGTAAAAAATTGCTCCCGGTAACAGTGTCGCTCTGTTTGTCGTTCTCCATACCGGGAAAATATTTCACATTATTTCCGCTTTATCTTAACTCTCTGAATGAAACAGTTTCAAAATCGCTCTTAATGACCTCTATCTGTATAGGCTTAACAAATCGGTCTAATTCCTTGCGTATCTCTCTCATTTGTTCAAACGGTACGGTTACAATGTTTCCAGCAACTAACAAATTGCGTAAAATGCTATCTAATTTCTGTTTTTTCATAATACTAATTATTTAGATAATTCGTTTAACACTTCGTTGAGATTTGGCAACACCCACGTTTTTAGGTATAATTCCAGTCTTTCCCTAACATAGTTTGCTGTTTCTTCGTCAAACGTAGGGCAATCGCCTGGTACTATTGGTTTTTGAAAGCATACTACCTTATTATTATTCATTACATTGCTTATCTTAGTAATTGCCTCCTGTAATTGTTCTTTAGCGTATTTCTTTTTCATAATCTTTTTGTTTTTTATGGCTAATATATCGGTATTGGTTTATATCTTTCATTACAGGGCTTTATTTTGCCCTCTATTAATGTTTTTGGATGGAGTATTGCACACCATCAAGAATGTATTTGGCATGTTCCCGGGCCACTTGCTGTTTTTCCTGTTTTGTGGGTGTTATTCCGTCGTACTTGTATAACAGTTTGGCGGCTTCTCTGATTATGGTTTTCATTGTGCTGCAATTGGCAAGGTATTCTAATTGTGGTTGTACGCCCTTGTTTATTTTTTTGATTATACAGTTTTGCAGCCGTGATGTTATATTGTATATTTCGCTTGTATTACGTATATACATTGCAAGCAAATTGGGTACGTCGTTTCTTCTTTCCATAATGTTACGTTTTTAATTGTTATTGTTTTGTTTCTGTTTTTCGATATAATCAGTTACCCGTATAGACAAGTATAGGCAACCTAATAGTATTAATGTTTCGATCATAGTTATTTACTTTTGATTTTTCCAAACTCTATAATCATTATCACTCTCAAAACACATATAACCGCCAAAAACCTTGACAACACGTGCCGGGGTAAACGGGCAATTTTTAATCGCCCGATACCTTGTTTCCACTTGTGCAAAAAACGTTCTCATTATTATTTTAATTTAAAGGTTATATTTTCAGGAAGTTTTGTTTTGTCAACTGTTTTAACAAATTCATCAAACTGTTCTTGCGTTATCTTTGTTTCGTAGTCATTCCAATTAAACGCAAGTTCATTGCTATGATTGTAGTATATTGCGTTTTTAAGAGAAATTCCGGCGTCAAGAACGGCCAACATAACTAGCTTTTTGTTTTCCGCTTCTTGTATGGATTTTTCACAGTCTGCAATTATTTCATTGCGTTTTTTCTCGTATTCTTCACGTTTTTTCTGGTCTTTCCGTTCCTGTATGGCTTCACTAGTATAATACCCGTCCTTGATTCTGTTTTCAATTAGTGTACGCTCTTCATCCGTCAATCTTAATACAAAACGTTCGTTTTCGGGCTTATATGGGTTTTCCCATGTGTTACCCGTTAAGGCTTCTAATTGCTTTATAGCTTTTAAACTTTCTTGTTCCCAACGATCTACGATTCCTAGGGTATATAGTAGGTATGTAAAGTACGCCTTATCCTCTGCACTATCACGTAATGTATTGTATTCCGTTTCGGTGATACGTAGGTAGTTTATTGTCTTTTCCTTGTCGCTGTTTTTAAGGTGGTAAAAGCCATTTTCAACGGGATACATTGGTTGCCCGTAATGGTTGCACAAATGTAGATCAATAAACGTTTTAAACTGTGGAAAATGTTTTAATATTTCGTCGTGACAACAATTACTAGCACACCAAACGAAACGCCCGTTTCTACGTTTTTCGTATATATCAGCCGTGATACTCCAATCACATATACCATTTTTGCAAGAATCGCCTAAACTTATACGTACGTTCATTTTGTAGGTTACTCCATTTTCTACGAAATATTTTGCCACATTGTAGGATAAATTCTTTGTTTCCATAATTGTAATATTTAATTGTTAATTTTCAATTGTCCATTGTATAGCATGCTGTGCAGCCTGTAAGGTAGGATATATAATACATTCGTATTCTGGTGTTTTCCACATACAAAAACCGTACTTTTTAAAACTTTCCTTAACGGGCTTTTCTAAAAATTTGGGCAAATTTTCCTTATTCGCTTCGTAGCTTGTAATTTGCCCGCCAATCGTTTCTACTGTATAAACTATCATATTATTTCCCATTCTTTCTTAATAAATCCTTTAAAGTTCCCGAAATTGCGCTTAAATTCGGCAATTGCTTGTTTTTTTGTCTTTCCATAATAACAGTACCTTTGCCCGTTACGGTATTCTACTGCCAGTTTGTATTCCTTATCCTCTCCGTCCGTTTCGCTCGTTTCGTCTAGTCCGTCAAACACCTGGTAGATATTACAATAGCCCATATCCGACACAATCAAAAACCGCATGCCACTTATAACCAATGTGTAATACTTACTTGTTTCGTCAAAGTTTATATAATATTCCGTGTATTCGTTTATCGCTGCAATGTATATCTCATATCGTCTAACATTAAACAGTCTATCCGTGTCGTAAACTGATAGGTATTGGATCTTTTCGCTATTCGATTGCAATTCCGTATTGTAATACAACCGACTAGCATATACACATTCGTTAACCGCGCGTTTCAGGTTGGTACGTTTCCCTGTTTCAAAATTACCAATATGCAGCAATGTTGTATTGCTATTAATCATGTTTTTAACCGCTCTTTGTGAGATTTTTTTTGCTTCCATATATATAATGTATTAAGTTATACTGTGTTCTGTATCTATACGGGCTTACAACCGTTACCAACCAATTAGAGATGGCAGCTACATTACAATATGTACGTATCATATGTTTTTACGGCTTATATATACCGACCGTGACTAACAGACAAGTATTAAGGCTTATGTATAGGATACACACGCACATACATTATATTATATTAGGGATGTTAATCGCATATCACACTAAGTTACTATCTCCATTATCAAGCAATACCCGTACCTCTGCATCGTGGCTAACAACACCGCTGTTTATATTCCGCTTATTCCCTGGTTTGCGGATCTGTACCACGCTCTCACCGTGGCAAGCTGTTTCAATACGTCAAGTATCTCTTTGTCTTTCCGACACTGCAAACATACAGCGTTTTTGATTAGGTTGTATATTTCATTAACATTCATTATAAATTAAGCTCGTTTTTTCCAAAATCAATACAGTTTATATACATATTTTAAATTAATATTGCATAATATTAATAGATCCGACCATGCAAAGCTAATATTATGTTTAATTTCAAGATTTTTCAATGTTAATTTGTGTTAAATCTGTTTGTAAGTGTCTGAACGTGAGGGAATTACGAAATCTTCGTAGAAGTCACTTGTAAAGATTTTTTACTTGTAAAGATTTTGAAATTCGATTGTCGTAGAAAAGAATTTCTTTTTATTTACAAACGTTGAGAAATGAAGTATATAAACGGGCGTAACTACCTGTAAATCAGTGGTATACCCCCTTTATTAGGGTTTTCTATGTGGGTGTGTCGCTCCCGATAAATTTTTTTCTGAAAATTTTTTTTCCCCAAATTTTGCTCGGATGGCTGATTTTGCGTTTTGGATGTGTATTTTCGGTAGTTTTCAACAAAATCGGATAAATATTTACATAAAAAGTTACGAAAATCGTAGGTTTTTTGGTGTGTTTCGTGGGTATGGTTGCATTTTTTATGTCTTTTTTTGCAGTATAAGTTATTGGTTTACAGTATTCTTCGTTGATTTCGTCGTTTTGATATGTATCTATACTAAATTACGTATGCATTTTTGGTGTCTGTATGTGTATGTGTTGTGTATGTATTGTGTATGTATATGTATTGTAATAGAGTATGTAAGGTGTACGTGTATGTATATATTGTATAAATATATTACCTTTAACATTTAATATACAAATTAATAGAGAGTGAAATTTTTACGATTAACGATTCAATTTTTTTTGACAAGACTAAATAGCTTGTTTTCAGCTATTTAATCACTAATTTTTGCGAGTTTTTTGACAAGTGTTGAAAAACGAAGAGTTTACGAAGTCTACGAAAAAACAACGAATTTCGTAGGTTTTTTACGAATTTTCCCGAATCAATTAGTTGCATATGCAACTATCGGTGTTGAGATTTTTTATTTTATGTTAAATTAAGTCAATTTTACATTTCTTAACGTAGAAAATAATAAGTAGATAAAAAATTATAGTTAAATCATTTTAACTAAAATGAGAAAAATCATAACAAAAATAAAAAATAACAACAATCAACATTTTTTACTTTTCCTATTCAAATAATACTGTGGACGTGAAAGTAAAAAATCTTGTGTAAAGAAAGATAAACTATCTTCCTTGACACGTATTTGTTAATAACATAAACATTTGTAGTTAATTAATTTAACTACTAGTTTTCGTATTGTTTTTTGCGCTATATTTGCAGGTGAATATCTTAATGTGTGTGTAAAATATGGAAGAAGAAATAGAGATTAAACTTAGGTTGCCCGAATCAAGGCGTGTCATATGCCTGTCCGATGCAATGCCCGACAGGGAACGTTGGTACAAGGGCATGAGGGTTCAGACACGGCTGTTCGGGTGGGTTACGCTCGTTAACGTTGCGGACAGACAGTGTTTTCTCAAACTTGACGATCCGTTGAAGGACGGTACTAGGACGGTTCTTGTGTCGGAAAAGTCATTCATCAGGCGCGTGCCCGTACCTTTGACTGCAAGATCCATGTCCGCACAGGTCGCTGGTGTCAGCGTGGAGGGTGAAGTGATGGAGTACGAGAGGAAGATGAAGCGGAAATGGGAGAAGGAGAGAAAGCATATAGAGGATATATGCGGAAAGTACGGGTATGTGCTTCCTTCTGAGTGGAAGCGGTCGTTAAGGAGATTCGCTTCGTGGTGCGAGGACCAGGTAAGGCAGTACGGTCATATCGTGGATGCCGACTATCTCATGCGGCATGACACGTCCGTTGTGGGCGGAAGGAGCGTGGATGACCTTAGGTTCGTGCCCGATGTGGATATGGTGGATGGGACTGGGGCGAACGGGAAGCCTTCGGCAGCACGCGTTTCACGGTGCGCGCTCATTCCCGGGAGCATCGTCACCGCCATACGTAACGCCGGGAACGAGATGGACAAGTCGGTGTCGTTGTGGCGGAACAGCTACTTCGTGAAGATGAGGCGTTTCGGGTACACGTTCAATACCTGCTGTGACGGGGCAAGGACACGTGATGATGCGTTCACATGGTTCAAGGACATTACCATACAGTACATGGCTGACCTTATAGAGTATTATGGGATAAGACGTGATTCCATCGTGTGCCGGAAACTGGAGCACATCGCGGACGTGTACTCTTCCCTTGACGATATGGACGCACGCCCTGACATATCAACGGACGATTATGACCTGTATCCCGTTGTGATGTTCGGGAAGGTTGTGGACCGGGAGAAATCGGTAGAATCGGTAGAGAAAGGAGGGGAAAATGACTGTCGCTGAATCTGCAAAGGCTTCTTATGAATACATCCTTGATTCCGTTATGGGCAAGCTGGCGGACAAGGGCGGTGGTCGCGGTTTCCGTAAAGCCAGGGATGAAGGCGAGTGGAAGCGTTCCATATCCGCTATGGTCGAGATGGATATAGCCGATGTGTGCAGGGAGTGCAATTTCAGACGGCACAGGAGCGGTTCCATCATGGCTTTTGACGGTAAGATATTCGTTCCCATGATGAAGGAGGATCTGATGCGCCTGTGTATGGACTTGTGCCGGATAAACGGTCTTAGCGAACTGTACATGACCGATACGAGCGAGCGTTTCTACCGTACCATCGTGAAGAACGTGACGCATGAGATATTCAATCCAAAGCGTAACTTCATCACGTTTGACAATTGTGTCCTTGACACGGAAACGATGGAAACGTTCGATTTCTCGCCCATGATAGAATCGTGCATACGTATCAATATCAATTATGACCCGTTGGCGCGCAGCCCGTTGTGGGAGAAGTTTTTGGACGATGTGATCCCGGTGAAGGACACACAGGATGCCTTGCAGGAGTTTGTGGGGTGTGCCTTTGTTGACAGGAAGAAGATCAAGATGGAGAAGATGTGTTACCTTCTCGGTTGTGGTAGTAACGGTAAGTCGGTGTTCTTTGACGCTGTTGTCAATGCCCTGGGGAAAGACAATGTGTCGTATATGGAGATGGCTGATCTGTCTGGTGACAAGTCTACGTGCGAGTACAATATAGCTATGATAAACGGCAAGCTGCTCAACTATGCTTCCGAGATGGGTGGGAAGGACGTGAGCGGTGGCAAGTATAAGAAGTTCATATCCGGTGAGCCTACTATGGCACGCCTTCCGTTCGGTGAGCCTTTCCTTGCCGACATGATGCCGCCTTTCATGGCTAACCTTAACAAGATGCCTTCCGTTTCGGACCAGACTTACGGTCATTTCAGACGCTCCCTTGTTATCCCGTTCTATCGTGTGTTCAAGGAATCGGAACAGGACAGATCTCTTCCGTTGAAGCTGTCAAAGGAATCGGCGGCTATTATAAACTGGATAATAGAGGGTGCAAGACGGTTTGTGAAGAACAAGGGTGAATTTACGAGAAGTTATACGATAGAATCCGTTACGGAGAATGCCAGACGTGATTCCAACAGTGTCCTGTCGTATCTTTACGATTCGGGGTATGATTCTTCTGGTGATATTGAGGAATCCGCCATTCGTGACCGTGACCTGTATGTGAAATACATAGCATACTGCAATGACTGTGGCGTAAGACCTTACAGTAAGAGAAAGATGGTTGACATGATACGCCAGGAAGGCTATTCCGTCACTTCCGCGTGGGATGAGAACAGGAACAGGCTGTTTCAGGTCGTATTAAGACGGAAGTATAATCCTGACGAATACCTTCTGCAACAGGCTGATGATATAATGAAGGAGGATTTGCCGTTCTAAATTTTGCAGTTTTAAAAAAAATACTTAGTTTTGTAGCGTCAAATCAATCATGGGAGAGGCAAACTCCTGTGACTTCAATCATTGGAGTTATTTTTTTGCCATGACATATTGTAGTAGTATAGATTAAGATATTGCGCCTACCGAGTGGAGCTGCGGAAACGCCTCCGAAATAAACCCTATGGTTGATTTGACAGCTCGTAGTAGGCGCACTTTTTTATTGTTATGAATGAACTGGTTTTTAAAGGTCAGAATGACCAAGTTTTAACCAATAGTATTTTGGTTGCTGAAAAGTTTGGGAAAGAGCACAAGAATGTGTTAAGTTCTATCCGTGAGTTAATAAAGGGGTGTGCTGAAAATGCAGCCAACCTTATGTTTGAGGAAACAACGTATATTAATGATCAAAATGGACAGGAGTATCCTATATTTATCATGAACCGAGATGGATTTACCCTTTTGGCGATGGGATTTACAGGGAAAAAGGCTCTTAAATTCAAGTTGGATTATATTGCTGCATTTAATGCGATGGAGAAGGCACTGAAAGAACAGAAAAAGCCATTGTCACAACTTGAAATACTTGTTCAATCCGCACAGGCTCTTCTTGAACAAAGTAGGAGAATTGATAACGTAGAGAAGCGTCTTGATGCAATTGAGCAGGAAAGGGATGAGAATGGTAAACTTTTACTGTCTGTGTCAATGTCCTCTGATGTCCTTCCTGAAATGTCTATGAGAAACAACATTCGTCAATTGGTAAACAAATATTCTTCCGCTACAAATACCAACCAGAGGGATATATGGCATAAGATTTACGATCAACTTTATTATCTTTATGGTATTTCCGTGAAGGCTTATAAAAAAGATAAGCGGGAAACATATTTGGATGTAGCTGAAAGGAATAATTTTCTTGATAAGATATATAATATCATCTCCAATATTGTCCGAGAATACAATAACGATTAAAGATTATTTAACCGTTATTGTTTTTACCATATTACTTTAATATGTATTTTTGCTGAAAAATTTTATTGTGTATGGATAATAAAGAGATTGTTTTATTTGATAGAAGTATTCGTGTTACTTCTGATTGGTATGTATGTGTGTCTGATGCCCAGTGTGCGATAAATGAAGCCCGTAACAGGACTGGTTTGAAAAGGTATAATTTCAGCCAGTGGTTAAAGACGCTTTACGTGAGTGACATGGTTTGCAGTATTAATGAGAGCGGCAAGGATGCTTTTAAGGTTGAGTTTGACAATGATTCGGGTAAGATAGAGCAGTATTGTCATTTTGGTGTGTTTGTTAATATGATTTTGTCGGCAAGCCCTGTTAGTGGTGTGTTTGACAATGAGGATTGGTTTAATGATTACGTTTGTGGTGTATATTCCATTGACGGTCATGTTTATGAACACGCCAAGATACTTGCCGTTGGCGGTTTGTGGCGTTATACGACAAAGAATGCCAGGTTCAGTGATGATATCCGTATGATGGATGATATCATGTATTCCGTTCCCGATGGAGACAAGGATGCCGTGTATAGCCTGTTCTTTGATTTGCTAGGTACGTTTTATTACAATTGGGAGTTTGCGTTGCGTTATGCGAAGAAACTTCTTTTAGGGGATGTGGAGGAATGATTATGAGGTGTTTTGTTCGTTTTGTCATGTTTCTCATATACGTTGACATTTTATTTGTTCTTCTTGTGTTTATGGTTCCTGCCGAAATGGTGTACCGATGGACGAGTGGACGTAAGCCTGGAGGATATGTTTCATGCCTTTCTGATTTTCTAGGATATCCTGATGATTACCGTTATACGTTGAGCGATTTCTTTAGGGATATCAAACAGGGATGGCGTAATTTTAAGTAGTATGGGTTCTATTGATTATGAGTATATATTTGCCAATCTTGACACCGTGCTTGGGCTTCCTTTAAGGCGTAGGGGTAAGCGGTGGACGTTGCCTGCTCGGATAAATCTTGAGAGTCATAGCAGGAAGGATAAGCTGGTTTTCTATATGAACAAGTCGGGCAGTATTACCGTTACCGAGCAGGGCGGTGATTCTGTCAACCTGTTTGACTTTCTCGTGTCTTATCTTCCCGGTTGCAGTAGTGCTTCTGATGCTTTTAGGATTCTGTCAAGCCCGGACGGTTGCAGGATGAGTTTGAAGGATTTCTACGAGAGGGAGTATGATTCGGGTAGACAGGAATCAAGGTTTGTTGATGTGAAGTATGTTGACAGGCTTAACGATTCCGGGCATTGGAAGGGGAATAACCTGTACGAGTACCTTTCAGGCGTTTTCGGTGTTGATTCCGTGAATGATGTGTTTTCAAGGTATAAGGTAGGATGTCTTGGAAGGGAATCCGCTGTGTTCTGGTATTCCGACAAGGATGGTAACGTGTGCCATGACAACAGGATAAGATATGGTGTGAACGGTCACAGGAAGAAGGAAACCCATGCTTTCAGGAAGTTTACTACGGGCGAAGGGTTTACCCATCGTGGCTTTTTTAAGCCGTTTTTAGGGGAGTATTGCAGCGATGCGATAACTTGTATGGTTGAATCAGAGAAAACCGCCCTTATCGCATCTATGGCTTTCGGTAACGGTTTTATATGGACAGCTTGTGGCGGAATGAACCAACTTGGAAATAAATTGCCAAAAAATGTTATTTTATTCCCCGACTTTGATAATAAAGCTATATCTTTGTGGGGTGACAAAGGACGTGTGGCGAGATGGTGGGAGTTCCCTAGCCTGTCTTTAGGATTGAAGCATAACGATGATATCGGAGATGCTGTTATTAATAATTTGAAGAGTATTAACATTAAAGAATTTAGGAAATGGATATTGAAATAGGAATTGATTTTAAGGAAAACCTTCTTTCCTTGCGTAATTATATCTCTTTGGGATTTCGTTGTGACGATATTGATTTCAAGAACGCGGCTATTGCTTCCATTGACAGAATGATGGAAGAAGTATTGGATGAGCATGATGTGAATTTCTTTGACGCATTGCAGAATGTGATTGACAACCTTGATGAGATTAATACAGTGGATAATGTTCACGATATTTGCTGTGAATTTTATCATGTGATGGATGATAACGAGCGTGTCATGCACCGTGAGTTCTTTGAAAAATTGAAAAAATATCGTGAAAGCAAGATTGAACGTATTGTTCCTTTGAAGGAAAAAGACTGCATTGTCATGGGTAATAAGTATGTTGAATTAGGTAGTGGTAAAGAGTGTGTCGTTGACAGTGTTATCCACATGCTTGCCGATAATGACCGAATGATTAAAGATGCTGTTTTGTATGTAGACCATCTTGGTCAGCGCATAGCATGTTCTGTTGATGAGTTTAGGAAAAAGTTTGGGGTGAGAAAATAAGTCGTGTTATGGCTAATAAAGGAGAAATAAGGATTGACGGTAAGGTGATGGGAAAGGATTACGGTAGGTATTTCTATTCTCCGCGTGGTAATATGTGGGCTGTCACCTTATGTACGTATGACTGTGATGATGGTCGTATGTTTGAAAAAATAGAGTTGTATAGAACGAAGGATCAGGCTAGGGAAGCTGCATTCAGATTAAACACGGAAGAAAGAAATGGGTAAGACAGATGCAAGTGTAATAAAACTACCTGAGGGGTATTCATTGAAGAAGATTGATGAGCGCACTTATGAACTAGTCAAGATTGACGATTTCAAGAAAGGAGATTTCCTGTTTGCTAAAAGCAGAACAGGAGATTTAATAGATTATGTATTTATTAATACTGGTGGTTTGAAAGCTAATTTCTTATATAAGGACAAGAATGTTCTTATCTGTAATTTAGAGTTTAACTTTTCTAACAACTATGATATATCAAAGGCTACTCTCGAACAGATTGCCGCTATGAGAAGGCTTTTATCCGAGAATAATTTTACTATTGTTGATGGTGAAGTAATTCCCATTACCGATCCTGTTGTCGGCTTTGTTATTGTTAGTGATGTGATATATCCTGCAAGTAAGATTTACAGAAGCAGGGAATGCGCGATGTATGATTTAAAGAGAAAAGGAAATAAAAAATGAATCAAGTAAAATTTGTAAAATTAAGACGGGATGCAGTTCTTCCCGAAAAAAAAACTGATGGTGCTGCCGGGTATGATTTGTATGTTCCTGACAACACGTTGATTAGAAAAGGTCGTAATCTGATTAAACTTGGTATAGCCATTCAGATGCTATCAAATATGAAGGCTATTATCAAGCCGAGAAGTGGATTTTCTCTGAAAGGTATTATTGGCGTTGACGGGAAGTATCATGACGCAGATGTGTTGGATGGTGTTATTGATTGTGACTATACCGGTTGTATGGGTGTTATAGTGAAGAGTTTTGAGAAAGAGCCTTTCTATATTGCCGCAAAGGAGCGAATTGCTCAGCTTCTTTTCAGTAATTATATTGAGGTTGAATTTGTTGAGGTTGAAAGCCTTGATTCAACGGATAGGGGTGATGGAGGTTTTGGTTCCACAAATAATTTAGGCAAATGAGAAAGAAATTTTTATTATTTTTAGCTATTTTTTCAATAGTGTTATTGGGGTTGTGTAGTTGTTCCGATGATAAGGATGATGAATACAAGGATGCTATTATCGGGACATGGGAACTTGTTCAGGTAAAAGTGGATGGTAGATGGTATCCTATGATAATACCTACTTACGCTAAGTTCAATCAGGATGGTACTTATGTAGGAAGGGGCTATTTTGGGAATGGTTACGGTACTTATGATATTTCTGGAAAAACCATTACATGTTATGTTGATGGACATGAGTACGTAAGATACGATATTGTTGAACTGATGTCCAATACATGTACGTTGAAGATGATGATGGGAGGTGACAGTATGGATATTAAATGCGAAAAGAGATGAAAACAAAAAAGATAAACAAGATTTACGACAAGGGTTATGATAGTGTACTGAACAAGTATTTTATCTTAGCCATGTTTGTTGAGTTTGGTGAAACTAAATATGACCGTATCTTCTTTTCTGATAAGAAGGATGCGGATAACATAAAGGTAGGTGATTTGTTATGATTGGAGTTACATTGAACAGCAAGGTGAAAATTATAAACCGTGATAAATACATTTCACTTCACGGTGAAGATTCTGTAAGCAAGTCAAATGTGTTCGGTAAATTTGTCACTGTTAAATACTGTTTTGAGAATGGTGAAAAGTTTCTTTGTGCGGATGACCATGGTAAAGAGTATATTCTTTTCTCGGATTGTATTGCTTATGTTGATCATGTTAAAGAGAGAAGCATCCTTGATGAAGCAAAGGATATCCGTAGCAATAGCAGACAGTCTGACTATGGCGATGCAGTAGTCAATTTTGAAAACATTTCCAAGATGGCTTCTTTGATTACTGGAAAGGAATTATCTCCTTATGACTGTGTTGCTGTACAGATAGCTGTAAAGCTATGCAGACAGGGATTCCATAAAAAGCGTGACAATATGGTTGATTTGGCTGGTTACGCTGATATAATGCAATTGATAGTGGACAAGGAGAATGTGAAAAATGGGAAAAAAGGCTGACAACGCTTTGATTTTTAGGAGAGTTCTAGCGGCAAGCGGACTCTCCGATACTGATGTTAACAGGAAAAGCAGGAAGCATGATATTGTGATGAACCGTGCTCTTGTGTGCTGTGTCATGCGTGACATGGGTTTAAGTATGTCTGATATTTCTGATTTCCTATGTATTGACAGGAGTAGCATATACAATCTTTTTAAATATTCTTCTGAACTTGACGAGAGAGTAAGGGAAATAAAATCAAAGATAAAGGAGGAAAGGTAATGGGTTTGAATAAAGGATGGGGTAAACTTCCCCTTAGTAACAATCTTCTTATTGACGATGAAAAACAGAAGAAGATTGATATAGCAAAGCATATTGATGATGCGAATGAGATGGAGTTATGGGCTGCGTCCGCTTATGTCATAGATACCAATCCTGTCTTGTTTTACAAGGCTACGCACGTTGTTGACGAGGGTATGTCAGAGCGTTCTTTGCTTATGAAAGCCAAGCAATGGGTGAACTCTCCAAGGATAACCCAGATTGTCAATTATGCCAAATCTTCCATGCTTGCTTCTGATTATGTGACACCATCCATGAGGCGTGTATTGGAAGGGGAGAATAAGGAAAAGACAAAGACTTTGATAAACAAGGATAACCTTGAATTTGAAGATGCGATAAGTCTTATAGAAAGTTTCCTAAAGCGTTCTGATATAGACACTGCTGATTTTAAGGATGTGAAAGGTGCGCTTGATATGCTTGCAAAGTTCAAAGGATGGCTTTCTGATGATGATGCCAGTGAGGATTTCTATGACAAGACAACTATAGCGTTTTTCCCATACGATTGCGACAAGTGTGTCCGTGCCAAGGCAGGGTTATGCAACAAGTGTGTATATCATCGTGAATCAACAGGTGATCTTAGTGATGATGAACGTAAATGGATAAAGGAAAACGATACATGGAAAGGATAGTCTATGTCTGTAAGGAAAACTACTAATTTAACGGTAAGAAATAAAGAAAGGGAAAGGCGTGTAAGGGAAATAGAGGAAGAGGGAGTATTTGATTATTTCCATAAATTTACTCCTGTTCAGTTGTACAAGTACCTTTCACCTCTATGTAGTATTGATGCGTTACGGGTATTACGTTTGTGCGTATTATCCGCACAGAGGGGAGATAATATGATAACGTTGAAGTTTATAAGGAGGCAACTGAAATATAAGCCTAGGCGTTCTGTTTTTGATTCATTGATAAATGCCGGATTGATAATAGAACCAGTTCCTAATGTTTTTTCCTGTACGGTGAAGGTGAACGAGTATTCTCATATATTGAGCATGATGCGTATTGATGATAATGCTCCCGATGTTGTAGATGTGGATGATTTAAATTGTTACAAAGTTGTAGCAGAGGATAATATTAGTTACCGTGTCGTTAGCAAACGTGGGAGTGTTATAAAGAGTTTCGCTGAAAAGAGTGAAGCAAGCAATTATCTTGACGAACTGTATTTTCCTAAAGGTGAAGATGGTGACGTGGAAGCATTGTCGAAAGAGGAAGAGGAAGAATTAACCATTTGATTAACTATTTTTAATATTGTTTTCTGTATTAGTTTATTTTTTAATATTACTTTTGTCGCATGAGATATTGCTACGATAAAGAACGGTATGATTATCTTGTCAATGAGATTTTAAAATGTGGCAAGATACTTAAAGAGAATACCACTAACGGTAAGGAAGTTAGCTGGAAGGTTTTCTGGATAAGGGTGGACGCTCACAAAAGAAGGCTGTCCGCAATGAGAGAATTGGACAAGATTAAGGAAAAAAAATATAAAAAATAAAAAAAATGGATTTAGTATTAAATTGTAAAGTAAAGAAAGTAGGTCAGTTACAGACTGGTACAAGTAAAGCAGGTAACCCTTGGCAAAAGAGAAATCTTCTCGTTGAGGAAATTGGTTCCATGTATGCCAAAGAGGTGTATTTCTATGTAATGGGCAACCTGTGTGATCTTCAATTGAAAGAGGGTGATACCATTACTGCCCATCTTGAAATCAGAGCAAGAGAATACCAGGGTAAATATTACAATGAAGTTGGGTGCTTTAAGATAGATATGCCGCAACTAGCACAAGCACCTGCACCTGCTCCATCACCTGCACCTGCCCAGCCTGAAAGACGGGATGATTTGCCCTTTTAAAATTGCAATGCTTTCTGAAATGTGTGATTTTTGCCTGTATTGATTAAATTCTTGTTTTTGTTTGCGGATGGAGGTTTATCTTTTTTGCCATATTTCGGGTTTTCCTCCATCCGATTTTAGGCACTGATATACAATCGGACACCACAGATAAAATCAATTCATTTCAATTTGAGTGCCATCACTTCTAATGATGACACCAACAGCATTAAGAGGAACTTTTATATTAATGCTTAATTCGCAAAAAGAATAACTCATAATATATATAATTAAATCATATTGAAATGAAAAAGTACATTGGAACAAAACAGATTGAAGCTGAACCTATGACAAGAGGTGATGCGTGGGGAAAACATCTTCTTAGAGAAAAACCGTCAACGGAAAATTTTGACGATGAGGGTTATCATGTCCGTTATGAAGATGGATATGAAAGCTGGAGTCCTAAAGATACGTTTGAAAAGGCGTATAAAATAGCTGATACTTTCCTTGACCGCTTGCATATTGAAATGCGAGATTTATATGAGAAGATGGATAAACTTTCTCCGTTTATTGAATCCGGCAAAATAGATGAAATTGTAACAGACAAATATCAGAACCACTTACTCCGTTTGCAACATAGAATCATGAGCAGGTACATCAATGTATTGGAATGTCGTATTGGTAGGCTTGATGGCTCTCCCGAAGCACCTCTACATCAAATGTCATTTGGTGATGCTATTGAAATTCTCAAACAAGGTGGTGCTATCCGTAGAAGTGGTTGGAACGGTAAAGGTTTGATGGTATTCAAACAAGTGCCAGCTCATATCGAAAGCGACATCATCCCTAAGATGCAATCGCTTCCCCAATCGGCAAAAGACCTTATTCTGAAAGGTAAGGGATTTATTGACTATACAAGCCAGTGTCTTATCTACAACGAGAATACCGGACGCGCTGATTCATGGGTTCCGTCTATCAGTGATGTATTTGCAGAAGATTGGGAGATTGTTGATTAATACCTAATTTTATTTAAGGCTTAATTCACAATATTTATTATCTTTGTGGTAATTTTGCTACCATCGAAGATTTTAAAACAACATTTGTCTTATAGACTGTTGTTTTAATTTTGAATCTTTTCATATCACATAAAAGGGGTGTTTTATGGGTCAATATCCATTTAGCCATAATCACCCCTTATTTACTAAACACATGAGAAAAAAAGAGCTTCTTAAAAAAATGAGAGAATATCAGTCTTGGCGGAAAGGTGCTGATATTCCCATGATGCCACCATCCGAAGTAACTAGGATGATTGATTCTGCAATAACGGTGATAGAAAAGTCTGATACAAGCAAGGCGAATGCCGTGCTGTTTAAAAAAGAAGTGATAGACAAACTTCACATCACTGTCGGTGCTATGATTTTGGACGGATATGACGAGTTGGATTCATGTGTAAAGTATGTTAATGAATTGATACACGAATTAGACCAATTGCCTACTAAGTAAACACCGGATATAATATACACAAGCAATGGGCATGGAACGGTAGCTTAGGTCTGTCTGTGTGTATTCTGTATTGCTCATCAATGCAGAACTGGCATGGGTTTTTAGACGTTACTGCTGTCCTCCATCCCTTGAAATTTGGAATGTTTTTCCATGAGTTGTAATTTGCTTCATTGAAAATACCTAGAATCATCTGTTGTTCTATAACATACAACTGGCTTATACCGTTTGTGGCATATCCTCTACCGTAGTGTTTCTGTTTGCTTGGCGGAATAAATGATACGTTATATGGTGATGATATGTTGTTCCATATCTTCTTTTGAACCTCATCTGTTATTTTTTCTATATTATTCGTTTTTATTGACAGTAATGTATTGGCAAGATATACTTCAACAACAGTGCGGAATCTGTTTGTGTTTGTGTTTATTCTCTGCTTTGTTGTTTCTCCACCGTATGTCCTTTCCATATATTCCTTAATGCCGTTATCCGTCATTGAAATATACTCCCATCCAAGATCATCGTTTAGTTCGAGTGACAGCTTATTGCTTTCCAGTACATATTGGTATATGTCGTTATATATATCCTCACGAAACTTTTTGGTCAGTTCCAGCACTTTTTCTTTTTGACTATCCGGGAGTTTTGATATTGACTTGAACGATTTAGCCCCTGCCAAAAGAAATACGGCCAGAAGGTCTTTAGAGAACTTCTCCGCACGTTCTTTGGTTGACGATTTGATACCGTTCGCAAGTCTTTTTACCTGGAAGTAATAGTCTGCAATCTTAGATATTTCTTCTTTGTTGATCATTGGCTTCTACTCTTTCTGTTATACCGTTTGCTACCATGTTTATCATCAAACTCTTGAAATCGCTTTGACTGTACACCTTTTGCCCAATTGATGCTAGAGTTTGAAAGATTACAATTTGATTCTCATACAAAACCTTTTGGTTCTGTATGATAGCGTCAAGTTTCGATAATATTTCTCTTTCGTTGTCCATAGTGCAAAGGTATGTATTATTATCTAATTACCGTACAAGTTAATCTATTTTTAAATCAAAATCCTAGTATTGGATTTTTCCCTCCATTGTTTCTTCTTATAGCTTCTCCTGCTTCTTTTATCTCCTTTTTCTTCTTGATTATACATTCTTTTTCTTCAAGCGTAAAATTCATAGATATACATTTACGCATATAATTACGGAATTCTTTTATTTCATTTGGTGTCATTGTGCAAATCATATATTGTGCGTTTATATGTAATTTTAATTATGGCGAATTCGCCATAATTAAAAAGGCAACAGTAAAGATTCACATCTGCCTGCTGCCAAAGTAAAAACATCGTAATGGTTCATTTATATAGTGCAAAGTAACAGAAAATATGGTATCTTTGCAATAATAAAATATATAAATAGTGTTAATTGTTTTGTAATACCTAAAAATATGGGAACCATAGATTCTATAATTTTATCAGATTATATTTTAAAACATTATGGGCCAATGTCACACTTGAAATTGCAGAGATTATTATTTTACTGCGATGCTTATCATTTGGCATATTTTGATAAAGAATTAATTGAGGATTCTTTCGAGGCATGGGTACATGGACCTATTAGTCGTAAGGTTTACGGTAGTCTTAATGATAAATATATGCTGTATGAAGAATTGACCTATTCAAATAATACCAAAGAAGATGTAGATAAGGAATTTGAAAAGTTGACGCAAGACCAGCAGGATTTTGTTATTAGTATTTTGGAGGAATTATATACTTGGACAATGTTTGAATTGGGAGCGTCAATTCGCAACGAAAAGCCTTGGAAAGAAGCTAGAATTGGCTATGGAGAGGCAGATAAGTGTCATGTGGAAATTTCAAAAGAAACAACTAGATTATTCTATAAGAAAGACTTAATTCAATGACTTTATGTTTGCGCATAAAAAAAAGCAAGAGAACAGATTGAAGCCCTTCTCTTGCCTAAATGAATAAATCTAAAAAATGCAATATGTTACTGCTAGTTGTATCCATTTAATGCTTTTTGGAAATTGTTGAGGTTGCCAAAATCTATACAACCTCATTAAATGTAATCTTTAAATAAGTTTTACTTTTTGCAGTTAAATCTGCACATCTAAAGGTATTAATGTACATTTTCACATACATTTTAGAACGTTAATTCGTTCGGGGCGATATCAACGCCCACTATCAGTTATCACAAAAGAATCACCGAATACTTTATAATGGTGTAAATTTGTTCCTTAATGCCCATCTAAATATCAACTAGCCTAATTATTACATTGCAAATATAATACTTTTTTGTATATTTGCAATGTATTAATAAATAAAAAAAATCATGGAACTATTAGTAGAAAGAAAATGGTGTAAGCCTGATTATACTATAGGGCGTTTGTATATTGATGGTGAGTTTTTCAGTAATACGCTTGAAGATCGTGTTGTTGACGTGAATAAGAATGGAGTGTTTGATGGAAACGAGAAGAAGGTTTATGCTGAATCTGCTATTCCTTATGGAAGATACCAGGTTATATACAACTGGTCCCCAAAATTCGGACGTAATATGCCAAGGCTGTTGAATGTTCCTCATTTTGAGGGTATTCTTTTTCACGCTGGGAATACAGCAAAGGATTCTGCCGGATGTATCCTTGTAGGTAACAATACATCAAAAGGAAGGCTTACTGAATCACGCTATACTTCTGACAAGTTGAACAAATTGATTGACGATGCGATAAAGCGTGGCGAACAGGTTTGGGTTACGATAAAGTGATTAATCATACGTTAAAGGAAATATAGGAGCGATATTTTTGTCGCTCCTTGTTTTTTAGTAATAATAGATTATGTACAGTGCTATACTATTCTCGCCAATTTTCCATCGGACGGTTTTCCGCCAAACAGGTGATTGATGTATGCAAGACCTTTTTGTGTGCATAGAACAACCATCACGACAAAACCTGGGTGATTCTCTCTTGGAATAGGTTTTTCTTTCATCTCGAAATACCCAGCATCAATATACTTCTGTTTTGGTTCGTTCCTGTTAGCAAAGAATACTCCTGCTTCACGAAGTTTTTTGAACAAAGAGTTTCTCCCAAAAGGCAATCCAAGTATCTTTGCCGCCTGTCCTATATCGCACTTGCCTTCCATTGCAAAGGCTTTGTCGGCGAAGTCCGCTTTGGGCTGTAGTTTTTCTATTTGTTTCTGCTGCTTTTTATTTTCCAAAGCCAATCGTTCTTTTTCCTCTTCGGCTTGTATTACCAGTGAGCTACTCATGCCTAAAGGCATGATCTTCTTCCTGCTTCTTCCTGCCATTGCTTTTATGACAGTCCACAGGCTTAACTTTCCCACGCTCCGTGGGTAGGGCTTTTAAGCCAAATTCCTTTATATTGCAAGCGGCATTGAAGTCACGGTCATGGTGTGTGCCACATTCCGGACAGACCCAACTGCGCTCGCTAAGTTTCAATCCTTTATACACATAGCCGCATTTGCCACAGGTCTTTGAGCTTGGGGCAAATCGGTTTATCTGAATGAGGTTCACGCCATACCAACTGCATTTGTATTTAAGCAGCGTAAGAAACATCCCGAAAGATGTGTCACCTACTGCCTGTGCCAAGTGGTGGTTTTGCATCATTCCTTTCACGTTCAAATCCTCCATGCAGATGGTACGCACTTGGCTGTCGTGCGTCAGTGCATAGGTGATTTTGTGAAGGTTATCCTTACGGCAATTGGCAATATGTTCATGCAACCTAGCTACGCGAATGCGTGCCTTGTTTCGGTTGGCAGAACCTTTCTTTTTGCGGCTCAACCGCTTTTGAAGTAGTTTCAAACGATCAAGGCTTCGTCGCAGGTTTTTCGGGTTGTCAAACGTTCTCCCGTCAGAACATACGGCAAGCGATTTGATACCCAAATCTATACCCAAACACGTATCGCCCTGTATTGGTGTTACCGGAAGTTCTTCAATGTCCGTGTCAACCAATACGGAAGCGAAGTATTTTCTCGATGGTGTCATGCTGATGGTGACGGTTTTGACCGTTCCCTTGAATTTGCGGTGAAACACAGCAGGAATATCCTTTACTTTCGGTATGGTGATTGTTTCTTTGCCGAAATCCACGACACAATGCTGGGGGCACTGAAAACTCTGCCTGTCCTTTTTGCTTTTTAATTTAGGAAAGCCTACTGCATGAGTATCACGGAAAAAGTTCTTAAAGGCAGTATCAAGATTACGGATGGAATTAAGAAGGGCTTGTGAATTTACTTCGTTAAGCCATTGTTTGTCTTTCTTCAATTCGTTAACCATCATATCCTGAACAGTCTTGTATGATACGGACTTTTTCTCATGTTCATATACTTCAATCTTTAGCTTGAGTGCCCAGTTATAGACAAAGCGACAGCAGCCGAAGGTATTGGCAAGCAATACCTTCTGTTCTTCTGTCGGATAGATTCTATATTTGTAGGCTCTCAGCATGGCGATTTTATTTGTTTTTCAATACTCAAAGATACGAAAAAATATTGGAATGCGAAACTATTTTATTGATTATCATCTATATAAAATTGTTAATACATCTTATATATACCTATTTTACTATCGTTGTATTTATAAATGTGCATTTTTCATCCCTTAAACTGAATATTTAGGGTTTTTCAAATGCGAGTATCTATAAACATCAAAAACTGGACGTACTTTGCGAGCAATAAAAAACTCCATACAGGAAACGGTAAGTTTGTATTCATTTGTAGGCCTTCCGCCTTTTTGGTTTTCCGCATTTTTGCGTAAAACTTGATAATCAATATTTTCTAGCTTGCCTTCCCCGTTCGTTGTTTTCAATCATGGATAGCTCTTTTGCCATACTGATTGATAGAGTATATTCGATTCGTTTCGTAGCTCCTATTTCTCGCTCCACAATTTCGGTGAATGATTGAAAATCAACACCTTCAATAAAATCATAAGATTTAATACGATCTTTAATCCCTTTTACTTTCAAGAAAAGAATGCAAATCACGTGCATTAACGGCTTTCTTACCGTTATTATCACTAATAGGAATAAGTTCATTCGTTGTGACGTTCATATTTTAACGAATTGTGATAAAAAGAAACCCTCCGTAGGTGTGAACGTCACAACATACGCAGGGCATAGAAGTCGCAGATTGTTTCCTTTCTGCCACCTTAGAGGGATTCTTAATATCTTGTACAAAATCTGTTCGATTTATTTTGCCAAATATTATTATGTTATGACGTTCACCACAAAGAAAAGCATAATTTGTGATATATCAAAACTTTGTGGTGTTTTTTTCTACATCAATCCAAGCACCATACCTACTGCTCCCCAGAATACATCTCTCCATTCGGGCACTCCTTGTCTAAGCCACTTATCGTAGACGATTTCTTTCCCTACAAGGAGGAATAAGGTTAGTGCTATTGCTGTCCATACGGAGAAAAACCATTGCGCCACGCTTACTAAAAGTATTCCTGCAATGAGGTGTTCCATTCCGTCAACTCTTAAATTGTTAAGGCATATATAGTCCAATGCCCTTCTGATTTTTCTTATAAAGTTTGTAAATTTTCCCATAGTTTAGCTGTTATCGTTGTTATCGTTGTTTTCATTGTTTTCTTCTATCGCCACCCTAGCTTCCATATCGTTTAATCTTCTGTCTTGTTCGTCCATTCTATCATCTTCGTTATTTGCAGCGAAATCGCATTCCTCTCTTGCTGTCTGTAATGATATTATTCGGGCGTTTACAAGCTGAACGATTGTGTTGTTCCATTCAGAGAAGTCTATGTATGAGTATGGCTCTATGGTAGCGTTTATTCTTAGAGCGTTATAACCTGTTGCGTCACCTTCCATTACTCCTACATAGTATTTGAATATATTGGCCATGTCATTTATGGCTGTATTCATCATTTGTGCATCACTTCTCGCCCATTCCATTTCAGGCTCGTAATACATTGCTGTTGTTCCAGTAGGTCTGTCACCTGACGATGATTGCATTGGCGGAACAACACCGCTTCCGTCAAGTATCCCGTTGTATATGTTATCTATTTCGGTGAACAGTGAGTTTGAAGCGTCCATCTTACCCATGAACTGTGCATCATCTTCTGCTCCTACACGTAAAATGGAAGTTCCTCCCAATCCGTTTCTTTGAATGTTTATTCTTCCGTTAGTCTTGATAAGTAGCATTTGGAATGCCTGTCGTGTGTTGTATTCTCCTATCATTGACATTAAGAACTCGAAATCGTCTATCAAGTCCTGTACTGCCCCCCAAAATGGAAGTTCAAGCCGTAGATATACTACAGGTATAAATCCCAGGTTATGGAATTGATGCAGTTGTATGATATTTCCGTTTTCGTCAATATCCGTTGCTATATCTCCGTTGGAATCAAGCGTGTAAAACTCATCTTTAGTCCATACATCGACAAGTGTATCTGTATGCTCTTCTCCATCAGCCGAGATATATGTGGTTGTATATTCCCTTGCGAAAGCTATTCTTTCCCCTCTTCTGTTTTTATGTTCATACAGTATATCTCCTTTTGAGTAGCTGAAAGATCTGTATTTTATCTCGTCCTTATCCTTATATATATATATGGCAGCATCTCCTACCTTTCCGGCTTCGCTTATAAGTTCAAACTTGGCTGTTTCCATGAGAGAATCAGTCCAGTATTCCTTGTATGTTGTCAGCTTATCCCTGTTCTGCTGGTTTGACGCGCTTTTCTTTATCTGAAATTTAAGAGGATTGGTACACAGGTGTGATACCCTTTTCTTGTGTATCATCCTTTGAAGAGGAAATGCTCGTCTTTGCAGTACATAGGGAGTTGATGCCAATTTCTTTTTTCTTTTCTGAGCACCTACATTCGCGCTTTCATCATCCGATGATGTGGCATCCTCGTCTGACGGGATACTGTCTTTCCAGTCGGGTCTGTTGTGTATATAATGCCCTGATGTATCCCATTGCGCTAGGAAATCATCCTGTGACATATATTTGTATATCAAAGTGGAGCGTCTTGGCTTTTTCTTTGTTCCTCCACCTCTCCCATCGTCACATCTTGACGGAAGTGCCACTTTGAACGGTTCTTTTCGTAATAAAACGTCTAATTTTAAAATTTCCATAGGTAATTATAAATATTTTAATTCATCCATTATATCGTTAGGTATGTCAATCATTACATCGCATATATCAAAATATGTCCTGTATAAAAATGTTCCTTCTATCAAGTCGGGTGAGCATCCTACAATCTTTTTTGCTTCCTGCTTTTTCAGAAGTCTTAGTTTCCCGTTTTCCCTTTCCACGTCACGTCTTATTGCTCTTCTCTGGTCCATCAACGCTTCCCGTATTGTTTTGTTTACATACGGTTTGTCGAGAAGTTCCGGGTTTATGCTGAATCCGCAATATCCTAAGTTTGTTCCTTTTATACGTGTTACCATTTCATCTGCAAGCTGTGCCCTTAGATCGAAATAGAATCTTACAGGTTGATCATCCTTGCTTTTGTCTAGTCTTTTCGGAACACCTCTAAGTATTGCCAGGCTTTCGGGAAATGCGTCACGGAATGTAGGTGCTCCAAGACCGTCAAATGCCAGTCTGTTTTCACCGATTCCCCATTTCCGTAGATTGTTTCTTACCCATCGGTTTAAATCCCTTGGCTTTAATGTGTTTGACCATTCCAGGTCTTGTAAGTGATGTCCTATGAAGTGCCCCATTACACAAACGTCACCAAGACCGTATGCTATATCCAGTGTAGCACATTCAAAGTAATCGTCAAACACAGGCTGCGATGAGAACATTTCCTCCATTTCGTCACGGGTTATCCACTCGTTTCCCCCTTTTATCAGCTTCCATGAACCTAATGCGTTTATGGATACTTCCTGTGCTGTTCCTCCAAGGTTTTTCTGATAGTCGGGATTGGAAGCCATAAGTATCTTGTTATCTTCCAGCCCGGAAGCTATAAAGGTTATGCTCTTGATGTATCTTTTACAGTTTGTTTCGTCAATTTTGGTATTTTTACCGAATCTTGCGATGATATAATCTTTTGCCTGAGCAAATACTTCTTGTGGGCTGTCACCCCATGCTGTTTCATGTATAGTATCTCCATATTGAAAGAAATATCTTACTTTCCCCGATCTTTCTGGAATTGCTATTCCATCATCGTCTACCCACCATGATACCATTGCTCTCCAGAAATCGCTGTACGGATTTGGGTTGCACGCGCCTATAAGACTTGTTCTTAGTCCTGATGATGAACGCAATACCGTTTGAAGGTAGTTTATGATAGGTTCCGTTGCCTGTGAGCACTCGTCTATCGCCACCTTCACAACGTTACCACCCTGTTGTCTATCCTTAAATTCATTTACGCCTTTTTCTCCCGACAGGCAGGCATCACCGAAATAATCATATCGTATTTCACCTCCTGCGTCAAGTCTTGAAAGGCGTTTTGAATCAATATACTCACCATAAGGTTCAACCATCTTTGAAACCACTTTAAGAATACCGTCCGCTTTTTCTGCGGATGTCTTGTCCTTACGGAAAACAAGTGCGGAAAATGACGGATGGTTGCATGAACTCAGTATATCCATTCCAAGGCATACGGATTTTCCTCCCCCACGATTCCCGTGAAGTATCTTTATCCCTGCCCTGTTCCTTAGAAATGCCTCCTGTGAACCTTTCTGTGGGGCAAGCATATTTACCTTGTACCCCTTGCTTCTTCTGTCCTCTATATATCTTTGGACGAAATCAAGGCTTTTATATGGTATGATTCCCCTTTTGCCATATCGTTTCAGCGATTTGACAACATCCTTAGTCTTTAATCCTCGGTATTTTAAGTCAATTTCTTCCATCGTTTTCTATGTATCCCGCAAATATAATATTTTTTTAAATATTTTTTTGCTTATACACATTTTTTAACTACATTTGCATCGGTAAGAGGTACTTACTGTGCGCAAAGGTCTTGTGCATGAATCACATAAAAAATAAATATTATATGGATGAAAATGTAAAAGTCATTTTTGAAGGTATCAAGAATGCGTTGGGAGAAAGTAGCTCCGTTATTACAGATCGTACAATCGAACAGACAATTAATGAGTTCTCAGCGTTCGCACCGCAGGAAAATGCGGAAAAGTTCTGGAATGAAAGTGTTGTGAATCATTTAAAGAACACTGTGGCAGGTCAGGTAAGAGCGTTTGCGTCTGATAAGCGCAAAGAGTGGGATACAATCAAGGAACAGGAGATATCCAACTTGAAAAAGGAATGGGAAAAATCACATTCGTCACAACAACAACCACCATCATCAGAACAGAAACAGTTTGAGTTGCCCGATGATGTCAAGGCTAAACTTGAAGAGTTTGAAAAGTTCAAGAAAGAGTTTGAAGCTAAAGAGCAGGAGGAAAAGCAGAAGCAGATTGTAACTGAAAAGCGCAAGAAGCTGTCTGATTTGATTAAACGCCCGGAAGCAGGTATGCCTAACGAGTTGTTGCGCAACATCATTTTTGAGAACATTCAGATTTCGCCCGAAGAGGAAGATACAAGCATTCTTCTGAAAATACAGGGAAAGTACAATGAAACGTGTACTAAATACACAAAGGATGGCATTAATCCTTTCATCTCTGACAAGGGTGGTTCTAGCGATGTAAAGTCATTCATAGATAGAAAGAGAGAAGAAGATAAGGCTAACAAGGAAAACAACATTGTCAGCCGATATTACAGTAAAATTAACAAATAGTTTTTTTAATTATGAAAGCAGGAGTTCTTGCAACAAGTTATAGTAAGATTGGTGGCGCAAGACATATCTTTTCTAATGATACGTCTTTGCACGTACTGTTGGTAGGATGTAACGTTCCAGTAGAACGTATGCCTACAGTTGGGAACAAACTTCCGGCTGGTACCATGATTAAATGTGATTCCTCAAAGCAGAATGGCGGTGACATTCACTATTCATTCAGAATGTACGAGAAATCGGATTCTGGTGCTACGGTAAAAGTTGAAAAAATCATGGGTAATACAGTTGCCAAGGTTGGTATGGTTGTCGGCAAAGCACCTACTACTGCCGCAGGTACTACAACTGGCTTTACCATTAACGCTATTGATTCGTCTCATGACGAATATGATATCCTTACATTGTCCGCGGATGCAGGTAAATTGGAATTGACCGATATTTTGGTTGAAGTTACACAAGCTGGTGCTAGCGCAAAAATCAAGGTTATTCCCAATGCTATCCTGCCTTATGATGTTGACACCATTCCCGGTGCCACTCTCTATCCTTTCAACGGTGCATGGATGGTGACAAGTGAGATTTTGGAAAAACGCATTCCGCCCGTAGCTTCGGCAATCAAAAAGGCGATGAAGGATGATGAATCATATCCTTGCGTTTTCCGTTACACATTGTATAACTAATTAAATTTTTTCGTTTTATGCAAAGATCGACATTTAGTTTCTATGATTGGCATTTCTCTGGGGAGATGCAGGAACTTATGGATTATGCCAATCAGAAATTTGATAACGAAAACTGGAGAAGCTACGGAGATTGGGATGTTCCTCAGATGAGTAAATCATGGAATGTCATGGTTGACGAATACACACAGGCTACCCGTCCTGTAATGCTGGCTCCTTTGGCTGAAAAGCCTATTATGGACACTACGGGATTTGAATGGTATTCGGGCCGTATTCCGAAGATGGGTCACGCCATTCAGTTTATGGAAACCGATATTCAGGAGTTCTATGAACTTGACATTCCGCAAGGTGCATTGCTTGACAAGATCCGTGAGAAGTGGTTCACAAAGATGGAAGCGTGTATCCAAGGCTTCCATACCGAGTTGAACTGTATGACTTATCAGGCTCTTTCTACAGGTATGCTTAACTATACAGCCAGTGGCACTAACTCAATTCCTGTTCAGATCGACTATCGTGTTCCTGCAAAACATAAGTTGAAAGCGTTAAAACAGAAATGGTTTAGCGATACAGACTGGACACCGAACGAAAATGCAGATCCTATTAAAGACCTTCAAAGAATGTGCAAGATTGCCGATAATGACGGTGTACCATACGATCATTTTGAAATGTCAAAGGATTTGTATGATAATTTCTTGATGCACCCGAAAGTGACAGCAGCAGTACAGGCACGTCTTGTTCCTGCCGCAGCATCTACTACAATCTATCCTATGAACAATCAGGAAATTGTTGATGTGCTGATGAAGGTGTTCTCTATTCCTGTGATTATCCCTATTGAGGAAAAATCAAAATGGAACAAACTTGGCGTGATTGAGGAAGCCAAACCGTCTTTTGAAAAGAACACCGTTGTTCTTGTTCAGAGCGGTCAGTTCTTCCGTATCAAGAACTCACCGTCAATGTATTTGCAGGATACCAACCCGGCTGTACGTATTTCCTCTTTGGAAGGCGGACGTATCGCATTCTTGCATCAGTATTCTTCTGAACCGTATGCAGAAAAGAGTTCAGGTGAATTGTGGGCGTGTCCTGTGATGAAGAATCCTAACAACCTTATCATTATGAAGGTTGACGAACAGTCAAATACAGGATTGTAAAAAGTTGAACCATGAAGGTCATTATTGACATAAATGGCGAAGGCACAGCAAAAGGCGCAGGGGAGTATTTCATTGGAGATACTCTCACGCTCCAAGCTATTCCCGAAGAAAGTGTGGAGTTCGGATATTGGCTTATTGCTGACAATGAAACATTGAAGCCGGAAGATAGGCTGAAAGTTTCAGATAATCCGTACACTATTCAGGTTACACCTCAGATAACAGCAAAGGGTAACATGAAGGTGGAAGCATATTTTTATATGTCTATGCGTGAATATCTGAAAGCACAGATTGACTATGAGTTGAAAAACACATCGTATATCAGTGTTGCCCAGAAATGGGGATTCCGTTTGTCTGATGACAGCCGTGAAACGTCTGAGATGAAGAAGGATCTGGCTTATGCTGATTTGTTGCTCATTGTTTGTACTGCCCCTTCAACGATACAGGGAAAGACAAAGAAAGCCGGAAACTGGTCAATTACCGACACAAGCAAGACTATTTCTATCAATGACAAGAAAAGATTGGAGCAACGCGCAAAGGATTTATACGCCAAATGGGGTTTGAATTTGGATGTTGGAACAGATGTTGAAATAACTAGATTAAGATGGTAGTATGGGAAAGAGTATTTTAGGTGAGGATATGTTTCCTGATATGGTGAGAATTTATCAGAACAAGAACAGTTCGGATAAATATCAGATTACCCCATATTGGGAGATGATATACGAAGGAAGGGCAAATATACAGGAAAAGGATACAGGTTCGGAAACGAATGATGTTGACAAATCAGAATATGCCGCCTACCTAGAAGATAACGATGTAACCATACCTTCCGGGTGTCTGTTGGATTGGCAGAATTTCAACCATCCGTTTTCGGACAACAGCAATAGTTGGCGTGAGATAAAGAAACCTCCATTTAACAATATGGAATTTGGTACGGTGATATACTTTAACCAAATAGAAAACTAGAATACTATGACAATCAATTGGACGGAAATAATACTTGCTTTGTTGGGTACAAATGGCATAACCCTTCTAACTTCAATGTTAATGTTTAAGCAGAAGAAGGAAAAGATGGAAACTGAAATTGATTCTTCTACCTTGGACAATCTTGAAAAGGGGTTTGCTATTCAGGGTGCTCAGTTGAAGAAGGCGCAAGAGGAAATTTTGAGTTATCAGCAATCTCTCCACGATGCTTATCAGAAGATACAGGAGCTTTACAATGAACTGAATGATATTAAAACAGAACTGAAATGCGCTAAAGATGATCGAGATTTGCTAAAAAAGCAGATTGAGAAACTGAGTAAACCAGTAACAAGAAAAACAAGTACAAAAAATGCAGGCAAATAACAACGATAAAGTATTGAAAGAGTTTGGTAGTAATGTCCAGCTTGCCTTGGATGCTTCTATCATGCAGTTCATGGAAGATATCGCCACGAATATCATGGATGATATAAAAGACTTGGAGGGCTTTACCAACCAAACTTTCAATCTTGAAGATAGTTATGGATGTGGCATTTACAAAGATGGGGTCCTAAAGAAGATTGTGTGGGCAAATGCAACGAAAGTTGCAAATGAGCCTAGGAAACGTAACAATGTCGAGTATTGGGGGCGTGAACTTGCCGAAGATTTCTTCAACAGTTATAAATCCGATGGTTCTGAAAAATATGAACTGGTTGTCGCTGCTGTCATGTATTATGCCAAGTATGTTGAGAACTATCACCTGTTGAACGTTCTTTCAGATTCTTGGATTAAGACAAAGACAGATTTAAAAGGGGGTAAATATACTGTGGTTTTTAAGAAAATTGCAGCTAATATGTTAAACAAATATTTTAAGTGAAGTTATGGGCTACTTTAATCCTTCAACAATAAATACCACCTTGTACAATATTGTATTGGACAAGAAGATTGCTGACGATGTATATAAGGTGCAGCGTCCTGCAAGTGTTGATGATAAGGTAACTAGTTTTATTGTCGTAAACAACAATACAAGAATTGTCAGCAATACCGAGAGAGGCCCTTACGGTCACTTCGGGAAAGGCGAAACAATGGCTACGGTTACTCTGTTTGTAAGGGCATTGCCCGGGAACGTATATCCGTCTGTCATGGATGCGTTGAGTGAGAAAATGGTAGAACTGTTCCCGCAAAAGACTGTGCAGCTTCATTTCGAGATATTTAATGTTTTACCACCAATGTTTGACGGGGTTGGGTTCTATTATATGTCCGTCCTGTTGAATGTTGATATTTCAAAGGATTAGCTGCATGAAAAACGTGAGAAAAAACAGTGGAGGCGCATCGGTAGATACGCTCTCAACAATTAACAATAACTTTTTAAATACAGAAAATAGAATGGCACGAGTAAATTTAGACACCAGCCCTGCTTACTTGAACGGGCAGTCGGCTGCTTTGACATTTGATGCGATTGAGATTACCGATGAAACTCAATATTCAAGTTTTAAGAATCCGAAGATTCTTCCCAATATTGAATCTGGTACTACGGAATCCGCTGGTACTGACGCTGACACTTCTGAAACAAAGAACGAGCAGGGTGCTACCGTATTCCAGAATATCACACCAGGTACTATGGCATTTACCTTTACAGGTATGTCCACTTCAAAAGCCGCTTTCGCTTTCTTTACACAAGGAAATGAAGCAAAGGCTGAGTTGGAATTAAGTAGTTTAACTGACACTGTTGATGCTTTCGGTAAGGGAACTTCTCAGAAACTGAAAGCGTTTGGTGCAAGCTCATTCAAGCAGTTTGTACGTCCTATCGGTATTATCAACGGTACTGGTGACCGTATGATCTTCTTCCCGAAGGCATCATGGGCTGTCAGCTTCACAGGTGCTCCAAGTAACGCTGGATACCTTGGATTCTCCGTTACTGTGACAGCATTGGAAGTTAACACTCAGTATTTGAAAACCATGATGGTTCTCGAACTTGACAATTCGGGAGTGGGTGCTTGATGTAGACGGGTGATGAATTATTAGCCGGGCGTTTTCGTCCGGCTTTTATTGTTTTTTAACTGATTGTGTTTGATTTTTGTTAACCTTTGTTGTATTTTTGCTGTAAAAAATAACACCATGACAGATAAAGAATTGTCTGATAAATTAAAGCTAAAAGCTATAAGCCTTGGACTGTGTAAGGAATGGACAAATGGATGGGGAAACCCGGACAAATATGAATTATGCGAGAAATATATCAGAGGCATTGACTTCTGCCTGTTAAACAGGTTCCCGTCAAATGAAATAATCAAGAAGGAGTTTGCTGGTGTTAGGGAGAAGTTTAATATCTTTGTTGATGATACCAATCTTTTCATAAGCAATCCTAAATGGTCTATTTTTAATGGTTCGTGTGATTGTGTTGTCACATTCAACGATTTCGGTATAGGAGAAATGTATGTCAAGGATAATAGCCATGTTAGCCTTGTTGCGCTTGACAACAGCATAGTACACGTTTCTTTGATTGACGATGCCAAACTTGATATTGTATCGTCTAAATATACCAAGGTGTTCGTTTATACAAATACGCCAAAGAACATATCGAAGGTAGATGTGAAAGGAAAATTAATGATTAAACCGTTCAAGTTAGTTTAAAAATGGGAATATTCAACTGGAAACAACCTGACTTAGATGATCAGATAAAGATGCAGAAGTTTGCCACTCATAAATACAAAGAGGTTATGGTTGGCAATAAGAAATTCAAGGTGCGTGGTCTTAGACTGGGTGCATATGACTATATTGTGGATAAGCTGCTGATACGTGATATTATCAATCCAGATACAGCAAAAAAGGAAATGATTGCAATTATGAAAAATGACGCATCTATTCCGTACAAAGTTGCAGCGGCAGGAGTATTGAATAACTATTGGTTTTTTGAGATAATTCCTTTTGCAAGACGTATATACGCTTGGTGGTTAAGCAGGCACTATGACCATAAGGAACTAACTCCGTTGATAGAAGCCATCGTGGAGGGGGCTAATGTAAGTGATTTTTTTACAAATACAATCCGTTTAGCGTTCTTGATAGATACGACAGCGACATTAAGCAAGAAGGATGCCATGAAATTATCTCTCGATGCAAAATCGGCTCACGAGGATCTATCCAAAAAGATTTCCCCCAATTCAGAGGGGATTTAAGGCTATTCGGAGGATTGATGATAATTAAGGACTGGGCTTTGCTATGGAAATATTCATGGAGTTATATACAGGCTGTTATAATGGACCAGCCTAAACTTGATTATCACTTTGAAGAGAAAGTTAAGTTGTACAAGGCTTCTCTTACAGAAGATTTATATAATGAAGCTAACAAGGATGCAAGTGGCTTTATATATAGATTCAAAGAATCTAAACCTAAAGAAGAGCATCCCGATATATTACTAAAAGACATTTTGCGATGATAACAAAATACGATCCTAAAATATATCCCCTTAAACTGTATGTTGCAGTGGGGGATGACCAACGGGAAAATGTGAAGAAAAAATTTTCCACTGATTTTGATATAAATCAGGATTTATTTAGTGACTGCGATGCAATGACGCTAATGGTTAGGGAAAGGAAAACAAGACATTTAGGAGTGTTGATATGGCTGTCAAGAGATGGATTAGGAATAAGGGCTGTTTGCCATGAATCATCTCATTTTGTATGTAATCTATTTGATTATTGTGGTATATCAATGGGGTATGAAAATGGGCAGGATGAGCACTTTGCATACCTTTTAGGTTGGTGTGTTGAATGCGTAATGGATAGTGTTGCGAAATATTTAAAAAAAAAGCATTAAGGGACAAATTGACACAGATAAATAAAATAAGCCCGAAAGTTACACGAACTTTCGGGCTATTTTGTAACCTGAAAACAATATGAAACCGATACCTATGTATCCAAGATTGATTAGTATTTTTTGCCATTTAGACAATTCCTTTTCTACCTTTACTTCTACAATTTTCTCCACGGTTATTATCGAATCTTTCGTCACTACCGTTTCTTTTTCCAAAGATGGAATACTGTCTTGTAGAAAGTCTTTCTTGTTTTTCAAACTATGAAAAAGCCTGCCATCCGACATTATTTTAGCGTCTGATACGGCTAATGATGTTTCCAAGTGTGAACTATCTTCAAATGTTGTATGTTGTATGTGTTCTGTTGGAAGAGTTATTATTTTTGATTGCCATACTACTCTTTCCGTTACTGTCGTGTTATGGTCTACTATAGTTGTATTTGTCGAAGATGGAAGTAGCTTGCGTGAACAAGAACACGACAGTAACAAAAAAAATAGCAATATAGAAAACGGCTTATTCATAAATTTACTAGTATTCGCTTTTCAATTATATTGTTTTTCCACAGGTAATTATATACGTTTATACACGTACATATTGACGTTTCACCGTCCCGACTACTGTCGACCACTCCACGTCCCCAACCCCTTCTACCAAGGGTGATACTAATTTAGTTTAATAGTATTTAATTAGTTATAAATGCCATAATACATTTATCTTTTTGCAAAGATAACATAATCGTTTTTATCCACAATTTTTAATATGTTAAAAAATGCTAATGGATTTTTGTTTGTTGTAAATCATGCTCTTGTGCTTATTTTTGCTATTTTTGCAATTATTAAAAAACAATAACTATGGCTGATGTTGATTTAGGAGCATTAAAGTTTAAGATCGGTCTAGATGATTCCGGTCTTGACAAACAGATAAAGGATATACAGAAGAAGTTGCAGGACACTTTTAACCAGGAGATGTCCTTCAAGCCTATGTTGACCGATATAGGCAAAATGAATGACGAACTTAGCGAAGTTGTAGAAAAGATAAATAAAGCGAATGAAAACGCATCCAAGGTAGGAAAAGGAAAGTCGAACAAGAAAATGGATATACTTGTTCAGATGGAAGAATTGTCAAACAAGATTGTCGAAGCGACAAGAGAGTATGACAAACTGGAAAAGACTTACCGTAACTTAGGAAATGCAGGCGGAGATAAGGGGATGGCTACAAGAAAAGCCAATCTTGAAAGTCAGAAGAAAGCGATAGATGATCTTGTGGCTGAATTGAACAGATTGAAAACGGCATATTCCCTTACTGCTAACAGTGCGCCTAAATTGTCCATTTCCGATGAAAGAGAACTTAACCTTCTACGCCAGCAATACGAGATGGAGATTGCACGGACAAAGGAGATGGATAAACAAGCATCAAAGCAGGAGCAGGCGAATAAAAAGATGCAGCAGACCAATCAGAAGTATCTACAATACCTTTCTGGTCAGTCTGGACTTGCCCTTGGTATGCCGGAGGGAAGTGCTGAGGACTTGAACAGGAAGATTGCCGCTATACAGAAACGCCTTGAGCTATTGAATAAGTTTAAGGTTGAAGTTCCTTTAAACAGCAATCAGATAACAAAGGCTGACGCTCTTATTCAGAAATTGCAAGGCAGATTGGAGAAGTTGCAATCATCTTTAAGAAAAACATCAACGAATGAATTGTTGAGCATCAATCCTACGTCTATCAATCAGGCTAACAATCTTATTTCTGAATTGACGAACAGGCGTAATGCACTTAATACGACTGATGCAAACTATAACCGTACCCTTACTCTTCTAAACAGGAAGATACAGGAGCATAACAAGTTTGTAAACGAAGCCACATCCTATGGAACAAAGATGCAGCAGACCAATCAGAAAAATGCTGCAAGTTCAAAAGAGTTTTCCGAGGAACTGACAAAGCAGAGCAGAATGATGCGTGAGTTTGTCAATACGATAAAGACTTATGCAGGATTCTACTTTTTCAGAGATATGTTTCAGGAACTTGTTGCCATTCGTGGAGAGTTCGAGTTACAACAGGTGTCATTGCGTGCCATCATACAGGATGCAAGACGGGCAGACCAGATATTCAGTCAGATTAAGGGTCTTGCTGTAATATCTCCTTTCCAGTTCAGTGATTTGGTTGGATATACCAAACAGCTTGCAGCATTCCAGATACCTGTCAATGAATTGTACGGTACAATGAAAAGCCTTGCGGACGTTTCCGCAGGTCTTGGTGTTGATATGGGGCGTATTATTCTAGCTTATGGACAGATAAGAAGCGCAGGTGTGTTAAGGGGACAGGAATTACGTCAGTTGACAGAAGCTGGTATTCCTGCATTGGACGCATTAAGAAAAAAACTGGAAGAAGTAAGAGGCGTGGCTCAAACTACTGATGATGTGTTCAACGCCATATCAACACGTCAGATTCCTTTTGAGTATATTCGGGAGATGTTTACCACAATGACGGAAGATGGTGGTATGTTCTACAAAATGCAGGAAATACAAGCTGCATCTTTGAAAGGTATGGTAAGTAACCTTGCCGATTCATACAAGATTATGATGAATGACATAGGCGAGGCGAATGATTCCGTTCTGAAAGGAATTGTTGGAAGCATAACCGATGCGATGAACAACTGGAGATATTTCTCCAAAGCAATAGAGGGTGTTGCTGTAGGATATGCCGCATTGAAAGGATTGCAGTTGGCTAGAACAGCCATGCTGGGGAAAGAAGTTGTTGCAACAACTAATGCCATTAAAGCTGAGAAATTACGGGAAGCCCAGTTGCTTAAACAGGCTGCGATGTACAGAACGCTCACTACTGCCGAGAGATGGAAGATAGCGACAGCGTCAAAACTGTCTGCCGTAGAGATAGCTGCTGCCGTTAATTCGGGAAAGATGTCGGCAGAGATGGCTAAACGTATTCTTGCCACGAATATGCTGACACAGGCTGAACGGCATCTTCTTGTCACCGAACTTAAACTGACAGGTGCGGAAGCTGCAAGAATGTTATCTATGACAAAAACGACAATGTTGATGAACAGATTCAAACTGGCAACATTCGGATTGACAAATTCATTGAAAACATTGTGGCTTACGATAAAGGCTAATCCGCTTATGACGATACTTACCGTTGCAGGACTTGTGGCGGAAGCGTTTCATATCATGTCTGCACGTTCGGAAGAGTTCAATCAGAAGATAAAGGATAGTGCAAAGTCTTTCCGTGAATCATACAGTGATTTGCAAAAAGACCTTGACAAGATAAACTTCGATAAACTTACCCCGGAAAACCTTGAACAGCTTGACACGAAACAGTTGCAGTCGTATGAGGAAACACTTACTGGAGTATTGTCTAAATATGGCAATATGGGGCAATATATAGTACAGAACAGCAAGAAAATAGATGATCAGAAATCTCGTGTGGAATATCTGCAAAAGTCGGCATCGGAACTAGAGCAGGTTTATAAACGTGCTGCTGAAAATGCGGATATAATGTTCAAGGCAGACAAGGCAACATCTACGGGCGTATTTGGTGATTCATTCTCTGATATGCTTAAAGATTACGAGAAATCATCCGTAAAACTCACTTCGGCAAGTAAGGATATAGAAGAGTTTCGTGGGCAGATAGTACAGGCATCCAAGGAGATTATAAATATGGGTAAGGGTACTAAGGAATGGAGAAACGAACTTACCGAACTGATAAACAAAGGGGCTTCGGCAGCTACTATTGTAGAGAAGATACGTTCTTTAGCTGAAACGTCAGGAGATGCACGAACATTTGAAATATTCAAGAACAAAGCCCATTTTGACAGTGAAGAATTGTTGAAGGAGTATGAGAAATTGAGGATGGGCATCACGGATGAAGTAAAAAAACTTGAATCATCCTTTAATCTATTTGCAAAATATACTGAGAAGAAACTTAAAGATGTATTTGGCAATATAGATGTAAAAAACCTTACTGATGAGCAACAGAAACAATTAAAGATACATCTTGATGAATTTGCAGTAGCTAATGAATTAGGGGAAAATGCTAGAAAGAAATTAAACGAACTGGCAAAAGAAAGATGGCGTATTCAATTTGAACTTGATGATAGGGAAGCCCAAGCAGGATTGACAGGATGGAAGAAATCTCTTGACGAGATTACAGGAAAAGCGTGGACTATAACAATCAAAACGTCAGATATAAAGACTGTAGAAGATTTCTTTAATGCCGTAAAAAAGGAATATAAGGATTCAAAAAGTACGATAGAAAACTATAAGAGAACTATTGATAAATTTACCAAAGAGGGAAAGCTGAAAAAAGTAGGTGATAAATACCAAATGACAGGATTGGTAGATCCCGAAGAACTTGAAACATTAAGACAAATAATAAGCGAGTTTAACGCTGCCAACGAGGCGATGTCAAAGGCTACGGGAACAGCAAAAAAATTCAACCTTGAACTGGAAAAGCAGAAGAAGGAAGGGAAAAAAAGAGATCCTCTTGCTGACCTTTGGAAAAACAGATTGTCATTGCTTGAATCCGCCTATTCCAAGTTCAAGGATTTGAGCATTAACATAGGTAAGGAAGAAGCCAAAAAGCAGATCGAAGCCATATACGGTTCACAGGCGTTAAAACTTGGCGTAGATATTGTATATGACAAACAGGCTATTGTTGACAGTTACAACAAGGCTGCAAAGGAATTGGAAACACGTGTCCCACAGGATGCGGTCAAGAACGCAAGGAAAGCTGCCGAATTGTCCTCTGAAATTTATGTTGAAGCAGCCAAGAAGGTGATGAAAAGAATTACGGATGAGTTTGACAGATACAGGAACAAGTATTACTTTTACAGTGACATACTTGGAATAACGGGTGATTCCGAACTTGCCTTAGACCTTGCCGTTCAGTTCAGTGGTGATACATCTACTATGGCTGAAAGTTTTGCAGCAGGGATATACAACAATCTGCAATCCGCATTGGCAGGAATGAATCTTGACCTTGGCGTTTCTGTCGTGCCCGACACATCTTCATTCACCTCAATGAACCAGTATATCAATCAGATACAGAAAGCCATTAAGGGGAATAAGAATATCGGAGAAGATCAGAAAGAGGTTATACAAGGAATGATTGACGCATGGAAAGGCTATTTCGGTGAGATGGCAAAGCAGTATGCGAATGACCTTGAAAAATATGGTGACTACTATACACAGGTTGATATTATCAGGGAGAATTACCGAAAAAGAATTGAAACGGCAAAGGGTATGGGCAACACTTCATTATCTTCCGCGTTGCAGAAAAGTGAAGAAATGGACTTGTTCAAGCTGACCACAGACTATCAGAACTTCTTCGGTGCTGTTGAAGCGATGTCTATGGAGGCTGCAAATACCGTAGCTGACAAGGTAAGGGAAATGCTCAACAGCGCATTTAGATCCGGTGCTATCAGCGCAAAGGAATACATGAAAGAACTTGAACGTGTGGACAAGCAGATAGAGAAGATGATGAAGAATAACCAGTCTGACTTGCAGACGTACATGAAAGAAGGTATTGAAGGTCTGTATAACAAGCGTTATGATGCAGGAAAGTCAAAGATGATGGCAGGCATGAATGATATGCAACAGGCTATGGCTGACATAGAAAATGCTTCCAAGGCATACGAGGACGCGATGAAGAACGGTGATGAAGAAGCTGCCAATGCCGCTTTGAGTGCCAAGTCGGAAGCCGAATCAAGATACAAGAGCGGACAGGAAGCTGTCAAGACTGGTAAAGGAATGATGGCTGCGGCACAGAACGCTTTGCAGACGGTGAATCTTATCGACTTTATCATAACCAATATATACAATGCTATAAAGGCTATGCAGCAGATAATTGCATCTGTGTCCAACCTTATGGATTCTATGGGTAAGGATACCGATAGCGGTTTCATGCGCGAGATGAACCAGTTCTCGGAAGCTATGGGCGTTATGAATGAGGGTGTGAAGAAATCATGGGATTCATTCAAAAGTGGTGATTTTGCAGGTGCGATAGGTTCGGCTATATCCATGCCGCTTGATGTTATCGCTACATTTAACAGACAGCATGACAAAAGACTTCAAAAGCATATAGAGGATCTTGAATTTGAATCAAAGAAACTGACCAATATCTATAATATGCTCGAAAAAGAATTTGAGCACATTATAGACCCGGAAAGACTTGATGAGGTGACATCCCAACAGGTATCAAACCTAAAACAGCAGTTGCAAATTCAAAAAGAAATTCTAGCTGCCGAAGAGGACAAGAAAAAAACTGACAGGGAAAAGGTAGAAGATTACAAACAGACCATAAAGGAATTAGAGTACGAGATAAGATATTATACAGAAACACTTGCCAGTGAGTTGTATAGTATTGACTTGAAAGACTGGGCTAGTCAGATAGGTGACGCTCTTGTCGAAGCATGGCTGAAAGGGGAAGATGCAGCCAAGGCATACAAGGATACTGTGGCAGACGTCATGAGAGATGTTGTTAAGAGTTGGGTACAGCAACAGTACATAGAAAAGGCAATGCAACAGGTACAGACCACATTGTTCGGAGCAGACGGTAAAGGTGGTATGTTTGCAGACAACAAGATAGACAAGGATGAACTTATAATACTAGGAAATGTAATGGGTTCATTGGAATCAGCCTTTGCGGAAGCTGGAGGTGTAGTCAATGAGATAAACAATGCACTAGGCGGAATGCTTACCGAAACAGAGGAAAATGCGGAAGGTCTGTCCAATGCCATTGCAGGGGTTGACGAGAATACATTCAACCAGGCATTGGGTTATCTTAACGGAATGAGATACGAAATGGTTGTCCAAAGCGATCTACTCCGTCAGTTGGTATCGTTAAACGGTGGTTCGGCAGGAACGGGAGGAACGAACATGACAGCAATACAGCAGTCACAGTTGGAGGTTCTCACCCAGCAGCTTGCCGCAACTATGGCGATAAAGACAGCACTTCTAAGTGTCGTTTCCATTGCCCCAAGGTCAGGCGGAAATGCGATAAAAGTTATAATTGACTAAAATAAACGCCCTGCTAGCTTCACAGTCGGTAGGGCGTTTGAGATTGATTATGAACAAAAAAAATCCAATCACTTGAGGTGCTTAGCGGAATCGAACCGCTGTTGTCGGTTTTGCAGACCGTTGACTAAACCACTCATCCAAAGCACCGATTGTGATGCAAATATAATGAATTATTTTTTAAAGTTAGATGGTTTATAAGACTATTTTTGTTATTTTTGCACTAATAAACAATGTACACGAATGGCTATATCTAAATATTTTATAAAGAAAGGAAGCGATACGGCAAAGGATTTGTATGCCACATACAGGCTGTATATACTTGAAAGCAAGGGATTATGGGATTTGCCGACAAGAAAGGAAGCCTATGCCGAAAAATGGTATGACAAGAACGGTCAGAAGGTGTACGAACCTGTCACGCCTGTTTACCAGCCAACGGAAGGAAGCATAACATTTGCCGCTTTGGGAGATGTGGAAACGGTAAAGACGAATATCCGTTCGTTCTATTCATATATAACCAATGTGATACCTGCCACTCCTGGTACGCCATACGGTTCATCCTCTTTCTCTATATGGAATGATATATGGGGAGAATCGGCAAAGCAGGTGATAAGATGCACGGGTTTTGAAACAGGCGCAAAGTTGAGTTATCAGGACGTTCAGGACTTGCAGAACCCGGACCGACTTGTGTCCGCCTATACATTTTCGTTAAATTTCAGTATTGACCAACCAACGCTTTAAAGACCAATGATTTTACAGATTAAAAGAGGAAATAGGGTTATTGCGGAGAGTGCTGATTTTTCATACAGCCCGTCTTTGCAGGAAGTGAGAAAATTGACTTGTGAAGTCGTTTCCGTTGTTCCGATAGAGTTCAAGGCATACAACTCAAAGAGTGAATCGGAATACGATACAGTCGTATATAACGGTAATACATTCATCCTGTACCAAGCCCCATCGGGAGATAATCTTAACGAAGCAGGAAAATACAAATACTCCCTTCTGTTTTACGGTAAGGAGGTGCTTTTGCAGAATGTGGCATTTCTTGACATAGTAAGCGGAACAGGTGGGGAAATAAATAAGATAAGATACACTCATGGCGGTCTGTTCCAGTTTTGGGGTGATGCAAAACAGCTTGCAGCACGTATAGAAGCAAATATAGAATCTTACAATGCGTCATTGGGTGCAGGATATACAGGCATTGGCACATGGACGCTCAACGTGGATGCGGAAGGCGAACTGACGGAGGATATGATTGATATAACCGATGGGACCAACCTGTTTGAAGCATTGAAGAACTTCTATGACAAGTTTTATCTCAATTATTACTTCTCAACGACAGCGAACGGTGGGATAATAACCATTACGGACAAGACAAGACCGTCCGTAAATTGGACATTCAAGCAGGGTGACGGTGGGGGTGCTGTAAAAGTTTCCTCTTCCGTAGATACAAGCACACCTGTCATAACCCGAATCATACCACAAGGTGGAAGCAGGAACGTTCCTCCCGAATACAAGAAAGACGCTAAGCCTGCCGATGAATCACGCTATTGCCCGTACATCCTTCTTCCGAATGATTCTGACGGGAATATAAGATATTATATTGACAGCGAATACGGATTGAAGAACTATGGTGTGAGAGGAAAAACCATATCAAACACGTTCAGTGGGATATACCCTTCCATCAGAGGGAAAAAACTTGGCGATCTGTACCCGTCAGGACTTCCAGAATGGGATACATACAAGGCGGATGGAGAACCAGATCCTCAATCGGGAAAGGTGGCAGGTGAGGGTGCTAGCGCAGCAACACGAATAGATAAAATCATCGGGTCTACTCCTATAAAGAGTGATAATAGTGACAGTTTCTTCATTTATATGACCTCTCCCGGATTCAACCTAGGGTACAAGGTGTATGAGGACGGTGATTCATCCGACAAGATAAACGACAATGTGCAGCCCCAGTACAAGCCCCATGCTATGTTTGACAAGTACAGGGATTTTGAGAGTTTTGATATATATGGTACAAGGGCATATTATGACCAGCCTGTAAAGGTTACTGCCACATTCTCAGGAAAAATGCTTTTCAGTGTATTGCCCATAGGAAGTGATGCTGTAGGGAAAAAGGTGAAGATTAATCTACGTATGGTTTTAAACCGTGTATTGGGTCAGGCTTCTCCTTTGAAAGAGGTTGTTATCGGAGAGGAAGGTGCTACTGGTATGCTTGAGATACCTTACGACAAGACCGCTCTTGTAGGATATATAGAAAAAGGTCAGAATACGACAGTCACCATACGTGTTGAGTTCACGTTTGATTCTGATATCCCTGCCGAAAGCTGTAAGATAGGCTTTAGTGAGGAAATGACATGCAACATACATTTCGGTAATCAGGACGGTTCACAGGACAGGTTCTATTATAAATACGCTTCTGTAACGGACGCGGTGTTCAGTATGCGTACAGGAACTTATACAGGAACGGAATTTAAGATAAACAAAAACGGTATTATTCCTCTTTACGGTGAAGTAAACGGTGATACAGGAGAAACGGAAGAGGATGTTGCCATGTTTAATAAGGGGGCACGATATAAAATATCATGTTACAGAACAGATAGCGACAATGCCAAACTTCCCCCTTACACGGATGGTAAATCTCCTTCAATTGCGGAAGGAACGGAATTTGTCATTCTGAATATTGTCATGCCCGAATCGTATGTGACAATGGCTGAGAACACGCTTGAAAAAGCGGCTCTTGATTACCTGTCAAGATATGACCATGAGAACCGAACCGTTTCACTTGACATATCTAGCGGATTTGTCGCAGAGCATCCTAGTCTTTTCATTGACTTCCTAGAAGGTAATATGTTAAAGGTAAGGGATGATGGAATAGGCGTGTTCGACCTGTCAGATAATGGTCAGATAGTGGATATGCAGTTACAGATACAGTCTTTGGAGATTAAATATTCCAAGGATAATATGTTCCCGTCATATTCATGCACCATTGCAAGAAGAAAGATACTGTCTTTCTATGAACGGTTGGCACAGGAAAATCAAACGGCTTCAACGCAGAATACGACAAATATAACATTGGGTGGAAGTGGTACGGGAAGCGGAACGGGAAGTGGCGGTGGAAGTAGCAATATAACAAATGCCGATCATGCTAAATCCGCATACACACTAGACGATGATACTCCTGTGCTTAATTGGTTTTTGTCAGCACTGAATAACGATGATGCGCAAGGCATAATCAATTTTCTCAAAGGTCTGAAAATAGCCGGGAATTTGGTAAGCCGCATTGTGAAGCAGGGTGACAAGGATGTTACCTACACCGATGAAGACGTGATGAGCGCATTGCGTGTAATGACTGAGATAGAGAACAGTGCGGAGAAACTGAAAGAGATATTCTTGCGGAAGGACGTGGCGGATTCCACTAAGTTCCTTCTCAGCATGTTTGCCGGTGCTGTTTTCGGGAAGAATGGTTTTGCAAGCGGCTTGACCGGATTCGGAGCCAAGATATTCGATACAGGTCATGGAGAGTTTGAGAGCATGTTTATCCGCCGGTTTCTTGAAGTTCCCGAATTAAGATACAATCGTGTGATGGTCACGCTGGGAGACAAGTGGCGTGCGCCCGGAGCTGGTATTATAGAAACAGTAGATACAGGAACCAAAACATGTACGCTTAAGCTGGAAGATGGTGAGATTGGTGCTGTTGCAGTAGGTGATATTTGTATGGGTATCTATCATAATATCACCGGGAATGCTACGGAGGATTATGACGATGGAAAGGGCAACAGGCGTTTTGCCGGATTCTGTACGGTCTATTTCACAATCACGGAAGTCACAGGTGAAAGAAACGAAACATTCAAATACCAGTTGCGTCCTACATCTTCATCGTGGTCTTCTTCTTTCGATCCATTTGAAATGATGACATTCGTTGCATATGGTAACTTTACCAATGCAGGCCGTCAGACCTCAGTCTACGAAACAAGGACTTACACCCGTATGTTGTGGAAGCAGAATACATGGGAGATCTCCGCTGCCAATGTTGCCCTGCAATATGGAGACCTTTCTAATCTGAATATATTCGGATTGAACATGGATGGTTACTCCATGTATCTGAATAATATATATATGACAGGTATTATCAAGCAGATAAAGCCAGACGGAACACCTGTACAGACTTTGAATTTCCGTGAGGAAGGCTATATACCTGGCGTACATTACGATTACTACGACAGCTTGTCTTATAACGGAAGCATGTGGGCGTGTATCAATGAGGATGGTTCGTCTGCTGCACCGGGATCTAACGGCGATTGGCTGGAGATTGCTTCTAAAGGTGATACGGGAGCACCGGGGGAACCAGGAAAGGACGGTGTGAGCGTGACCAATAGCGGTCCGTGGTATTCCGGCTTGGTTGTTCCCAAAATGAGTATCGTTACAATGGGAGGAAGTTCGTTTCTTTCTAAAGTATCCACTACCAATCCCCCCTTGTGGTGCTGGACTGACAATGCCGGTAATCGGTTTACTTTCAATGATGGCGGATATGTGCTGACGGGTGAGATAAATACCGATGAATATGAACTTTTGGTTCAAAGCGGAAAGGACGGAAGCGATGGTACCAGTTATGAGAGGGTATTCATCCATACTACAACAGAGAGTAAACCTGCCACTCCTTCCACGTCACAGACGGACGATTATGTGCCTTCCGGCTGGCATGATAATCCTGTAGGTGTTTCCAGCTCTCTGCCTTATGAGTGGATCAGTGAGAGGGAGAAGAAAAACGGTATATGGAGTGAATTCAGTGCTCCTGCCCTTTGGGCGAAGTACGGATTTGATGGTGCTGACGGTGCTGAGGGCGTAGCAGGAACGAGCATCATTTGGAAAGGTGATTTTTCCTCCGCTCCTTCCAATCCTCAGAACGGGTGGGCATACAAGAATACCACTGATAAGAAATCATATGTATATCAGGATGGACAGTGGTATCAGATGACTATTGACGGAATTGATGGGAAGAACGGGAAAGACGGATTGAGTATTGTATGGAAAGGAGATCTCCAAACACCTCCTTCCAATCCTCAGACCAACTGGGCATACCGGGATACCAATAATGGTCGTGTATATATATGGAACGGAACAGCATGGGCATTGATGGTTGTGGACGGATCGGACGGTGCTGATGGTGCAGCCGGTTCTGACGGATTGAGCGTGTTTATAACTTATAATGACAGCACTTCCCAACCTTCTGTACCTACCGGGAACGGTACTACTGGAGGATGGCATACAAATGCGACAAGTACCGCCATATGGATGTCACAGAAGGTTGCTGCGTCCGCATCTGACGGAGCATGGGGTACACCGATAAAAATCAAAGGTGACAAGGGTGACGGTTACACCCAGATGGGGCAGTTTAGGACTGGTATGGTTGTTCCCAAGATGGGTGTCGTTTCGATGGGTGGCGGCTCTTATGTAGCCAAGGCATCCACCACGAATCCTCCCTTATGGTGCTGGACAGACAATGCCGGCAATCGGTTTACTTTCAATGATGGCGGATATGTGATGACGGGTGAGATAAATACTGCCGAATACGATGTATGGGCTGAGAAGGGCGATACTGGGGAGAAGGGTGACAAAGGCGATGAAGGAGACAAGGGAGACAAAGGTGATAAGGGAGATCGGGGCGTACAAGGAATACAGGGATGTATCATACGGAGTTCAGAATGGAAAACTGGGGTGACGTATAGAAATGACGAATCCCTTACAAGCGGAACGCGATATATTGATATAGTAGCCAAGAAGAACACAAGTCCAAGTTCGTTATACGGATGGGATATGTATATGTGTAAGTCAACGCACACATCTTCATCATCGAATGGCCCAGGTAATACTACATATTGGACGGCAGTGAATGAAATGGCACCTATTTTCACAAGTCTTATTATTGCAAAAAATGCAAGTATTGATTTTGTCCAAGGCAACGAATTGATAATAAAGGATTCAAATAATAATGTTGTAGCCGGCCTTACAGGAGGAAGTAGCAAGGAAGCTGGTACAACACCTGTAAGGATATGGGCTGGAGGTAATGTTCCAGGAAACGCTCCGTTCCGTGTGGATCAGAATGGAAATCTTGTCGCAACGAAGGCGAATATCACGGGGACAATAACTGCCACAGGTGGTGTAATCGGTCCGTTCTCCATCGCTTCGGGGATGTTGTCCTCAAAGATCCTTTATGAAAATGAAACAAATAAATACGTCGGTTTCAATCTGTCTGCCGGACAAATTGAGTTTTATAACGAAAGGACATTTGCACGTGTAAAAATCGGAGGGAACACGAAATTTGTCACAATCGAAGGGATATCGTATGATGCCGGAATTGACATACAGAGTCCGAATGCCATGATCGGAATGCACATCAAGACCCTGAGCACTCCTCTGTTCGTGGAGGGGGGTAACATTTTCCTTCATCCGAACAATGACAGCTATGTATCCATCCGTGGCATAGTTGGCAACTGGAGGAATATCTCTGTTAAAGCTTCATTGAACAACAACGATGATAATGTGATGTTTATTAATAGAGACAATATAGAAGTGACGCTTCCTCCGGATGTTCCGGGACATACCATATACTTCAAACGTATGAGCGGCGGAGTAAGATTGACAGGAGGACGGATCCTGCCTGCTCCCGGAGGACAGGAGGTGTCTTATATTGATTTGGATTTTGCATCCGGCTTCATTAAGTGTATGGGTAATTATTGGGTTATGTTTTATTGCGGATAATTTAAATATGGCACTGATATACAATCGGACACCACAGATAAAAGAGGAACTTTTATCTTAATGCTTAATTCACAAAAAAAATAACTCATAATATATATAAATTTAGGCATTTTATTCTTACCTTAGCACCAAAATAATTTTGATAACTTTTATAACTAAAAGTTATCAAAATTTATTTAGTGTAAGATCGTATATTAATACTTAAATATAAATTATGAAAATAGATTTTACAAAATTTCCTTGTTACACAGGGATAAAGAAGGATATCAGGGTTGAGATGGATATTGCGGAGTCATTGGCTAACGCCATATACACAAATGTTCCGGGCATAGCCGCCAGTTCTTTGGCTCATAAGATTTACTCTGGCAAGGGAGAAGTAGATTACGATGAACGGGAAATACGAATTATACGTGATTGTACACCGTTATTTTCTGGAGTTTATGCGGATTCCATAAACGATTATTTGGACACGAAAGAAAAGGAGGAACAAGGATGATATTACAAGCAGGTTATGATTGTTATCTGACACAGGCCGAGGATATGCCTCTGTCGGAACGAAGATTTGAAAATCAGGTAGTAATAAACAGCCCTGAGGATGTGGCTGTGTGGAAAGAGATCACATCGAAACAGAAGGAGCAGATGATTGCCGAAGCATCATTTATTGATGTGGCGGCTATAGACGTTGAAGCACTTGGCCGTGTGAATACGCTGCTCAATGATATTGCGGCAAACATCAACAATGCCGGACTTACTGTAGAGGAAGCATTGGCGAAGAAAGAGTACTTCCCCGCATGGGAGGATCTGATAGGTACAGAGGTTGATGTGTCGTTCCGGTTCCGTTACGATGGTACACTCTATGAGGTTATACAGAAACATACACCGCAGGAGGACTGGAAGCCGGGAACGGGTACGGAATCCTTGTACAAGGTTGTGCAGATAGAGCACTCCGGCACACTGGATGATCCTATACCTTGGGTACATAACATGGTGCTGGAAGAAGGCAAGTATTACACCGATAAGGAGGTTCTTTATCTCTGTATCCGTGACAGCGGAATAGGCATGGCATTTGACTTGGAAAATCTTGTTTCGGGCGGATATGTTCAAGTAGTAATAAATAATTAAAAAAATACGATTATGGCAGACAAAAAATTAAATGAAGTTCCGGTGGTAAATGACATCGTAACTATTTTCGGAAAGAGATCAAATGGTGAAATTGTTCAAATAGATAAAAGCAACTTAGCAACACTTCTGGGAGGACTGATCGGGATAAATGATTCGTGGTTAAGGTATAGAGATGTTATAAGCATAGAATCTCAAGACAAATTAGATTCTATGCAATCTAGCGGAATATACGCATTATCAGATTCTTCACAATTAGAATATGTTCGTAATTGTATATTAGTTGTAATCGGCTATCCTCATATCGTTTGTGTTCAGAAATTATATAATTATAACGGAATTATATATAAATATCGAGTGAAATGGTATAGTAATATTTGGAGTAATTGGCGAACCGTTTCTTTGACATGATTAAAAAACGGGTGGTCCGGTACAAGCCGGTGCCACCCGATACGACAAATTACTTATAATATGCTAATAGCCTATAATGAAGTTTCCGGGCAGCATTAGACTGAAAAGTTACACCATTTGAACCAAACTCAATAGATAAACTGGCTGATTTTTCACCTGCAATAATCTTACTTCTATTAGTATAAATATTGTCTGCAACTGTTAGAATGAAGCCAGAGATCGCATAGTTATCGTAAAATGCGTATATACCTTCTCGCAACTTCATGCTTACATTAATATTAGGTTTTAAATCAATTTCTCCAACTGAAGAAACCTGTAGCAGTTCTCCCAGAAGTGGGAAATCAGACCGCCGTTGTTGTGATTCTCACCCAAGAATTCCAATTACCATACCACATACTACGTATATAGTAAGATCCATCACTGTAATATGTAATTTGGATGGATGAATCTTGTCCACCACCTAAATTAGTATATAAGGTAACCAATATACCCCATAATCCGTTATTTATAGGCGTATTGGTTGCTCCTTCTTGGATTCGTAGAATAACACTTTTTTTAATGGTGTTTAAGTCACCTTTAAACAGTCCTCCATCTCTTAACCACGAATCATTTATCCCGATCAGTCCTCCCAGAAGTAGTTATCTGAGATCTTATATGTAATAAAACACAAAAGTTCCATAGTTAATGGCTGTTAGATTCTTTATTAAAATGTTACCGTTGTCAGACTCTTTATAAATAGCTATTTTCCCACTATTAGAAGATTTATTGGTTGTAAAATAATTATCGATATTCTGTGTTATTAGCATTATATTAGATGATCCTGAATTGCAAAAAAACACACATGACGCAGATGTTGTATTAATTTTAAAATGTATTAATCCTGTATTCACACCAGTATCTATTATCTCATTTGCTCCAAGATTCATTTCCTTATATTTTACCAATCTATTTTCCAGCAGTCCTCCCAGAAGCATTTTTTGTGATTTATTTTGTAAATACAGAAGATTCTTTTAACTTTAAAAACAAAAAGTTGAATATGTTAGAGAAGATCAGATACCGTTTGGTTTATAACCGACAAAACAAGTTAAATCGACAAGGGACAGCCCTAGTCCAAATAGAAGCCTATTTGAATCAGAGAAAGGTATATTTTAAAACAAACATCTATCTCAAGCCGGAGTGTTGGAGCAAGGATGGTGCCCAAGTTATCAACCATCCGCAATCGAATGAGCTTAATGCAATGCTATACGAAAAAATACTGGAGTTGCAGGCTATAGAACTTAGCTACTGGAAAAGAGGGCTTGAATCAAACCTTTCCACGTTAAAGGAGGCTGTAAAAAAGGGAATTAAACCAGTTGTGTCGTTTTTAAAGTTTGCGATACAAACGATAGAGAATTCAGATAGGAAACCGGGAACCAAGGATAACATGCTGGGCACGGTAGCCACTTTGAAGGAATTCCGGAATGTGATAGAGTTTACCGATATAAACTATACGTTTCTAAAGGAGTTTGACGCATTTCTGCGCAACAAAGGATTGAAGGTAAACACGGTAGGAAAACACATGAGAATACTGCGTACCTTGGTTAACGAAGCAATAAACGAAGGTTATATATTACAGGAGGCATACCCTTTCCGTAAGTTTAAGATCAAGAAAGAGAAGAAGAAACATAACTTCCTGATGCCCGCAGACCTGGAGAAGCTGGAGAATCTTGAACTGCCGGACAGGAAGAACAACAGCCGGCACATACTGGACGCATTTCTCTTCTGCTGCTATTGCGGATTGAGATTCTCTGATTTCAAGCAATTGACTTATAAAAATCTCGTAACAGTTGATGGAAAGGAATGGCTAGTTATGAATAGCATCAAAACAGGCGTAAAACTCAATATCCCGCTATATCTGCTGTTTAACGGAAAGGCACTGGGCATAATGCGGAAGTACGACAGCATCGAACAACTGACTGCATTAGGTTGCAATTCGGACACCAATCGGACGTTGCAGAAATTGGGAAGGATGGCGCGTATTAACAAGAAGTTCACCTACCATACAAGTCGTCACACTTGTGCTACTCTGTTGGTACATCAAGGTGTTCCGATAACCACCGTCCAAAAACTCTTGGGGCATACATCGGTCAAGACAACAGAGATATATTCCGAGGTGTTTGATGAAACGATCATCAAGGATCTGACAAGGGCTAACCAGAAGTATTCTAAAAGTAGAAATGTAAAACAAAATCAAATAAAATCTCAAAAATCCCCGGAAAAATATCTCAGGCAGTAGAAATCTATAGGAGCTATCTGTTTTATACTTGTTTTTCCGACTTCAATATATTCATATTTTATTTGTAAATAAAAATGTAAATAATTTGGCCTTATTTTTCTATAAATATTCCTTATTGTTCTATAATTTTTCTTTATTGTTATAGAAGTAAAAAATATTGCATTAATGGCAATTTGGTAAGCCTTAACAGTGCTGCATATAAGGGAAGTACATTGCTTCTTTCTATGGGTCCGGGGTTATAAACACAATCCTCCCCCTTGCCGTTTACCAGCAAGGGGGAGTTAATATCGGTTAATTTCCCACGATTAATAAAGCACTTATCACACTCTACACACATTCCATCGCACAATTCATTTAGCACCCCGTCTATTATTCCATTCAATCTCCTTTCGTTCCAAAATAAATTGCACCAAGTATGACAAACGAGCATCCACAAAGAAATGCAAAAATATGACTAACTATTGGGCTCATTTTTCAATCTTTTTAAAATATGACTAATTACATCTACTGTCCATCCGTTACCTAACAGCCCCATGCCTATATGTGGCTGTACTGACTTTGTGTATCCTTCTGGAACTGTCTGCAATCTTTCCGCTTCCGTAATATTGGGCGTTCTGAAACCTTTTTCGGGATTACAGTCGGGTGAGTTGAATATCAACGGTGTGAGTGATTTTTTATATCTTCTTAACAACGATTCGGGGTTCTTGGCAAACCTGTTCCATGATTCAAGCATACACCATGATTTGTCTTTCTCCACATACCCGTCCGTAATGATGTCCTTGAACAGTATTCCCTTGTCCTTCCATGCAGGTATTTCCCAATTGCACCAGTAGTATCTTGCTCTCATTTGCGCGGAGAAATCGGAACTGTTGATATACACATAGTCTACTCCAAGATGTGACGAAATCAAGTCAGCCCAATCGGATTTCATCTTCACATTTTTAAGCAGGAACTTTATATTAGGATTGAACTGTCTGATATGGTTGAGTATATTGACATATTCAAAGAATAATCCCGAACGCTCGCCATCGAAGTTCAGTTTCTCTTTCCCTAACTGTGAGAAATCCTGGCATGGTGTTCCGCCAATCAATAAATCAATATCTTTCCACTGTATATCCCATTTGTCCCAGTTTCTAATATCCCCTAATTCAATTATATCGGGATAATTATCCAGTGCAACCTTGATAGACGGTTCGTTTATTTCGCTTGCGTAATACTTGTCTACCTTTATGTCTGCTCTCTCTAGTGCAATACGTCCACAAGCTATCCCGTCACATAAACTTAGTACATTCATTGTTTTTTCAAATATTTAAAGATATGTTTGATTGTTTCTATATTCCATCCGTTTCCAAGCATCTTGTAACGCTGTGTGTCGGATATCCCATCCCATATATACCATTCGGGAATAGTTTGAAGCCGTGCACACTCGGTTGGGGTAAGCCTACGAATGCGAAAATTACCGTTATCAACCAATACCAAGTTGTCCTTTTGTACGGTTGTAAGGCAATTGGTTTTTCCATCTTCCCTAGGTTCAAGCTGCTGGATGTTCTTTCTCTGTTCCTTTACAATCCCGGCTTCATATTCCTTTCTTATCTGTTTTCCATATTCGGTTCTTTTTGGGGTAAGGCAGGCTGATTCACGCCCACGCATCGCAACACATATCGGAGCATTATCCACCTGTATGTAATTGTCATTGTCACCCATCTTGAACAACCTTGTATTTATTGTGCGCGCCTTTTGTTCATACGGAAACTTGATAGGACTGAACTGGACAGGACTGAATTTTTCCGTCTTTACCCTGCCCTTCAAGCATTCAATCATCTTGTCAGACAAGAAATATTTTTCATCAACCTCTTCTTCAAGAATATCCCTTAACAATATACCCCTATCTTCCGGCTGTGGAATATCGTCATAAATATCCGTCCAGTATATGCGCCTTCTGTTTTGTGCCGATACAAGTGCGGAGTTGATATGTATCCCTTTCCTCCCTATTGTTTCATTGAACACAGATTCCCATTTCTTTCCCATTTCCACATTTTCAAGGAAGAACTTGGGATTGTCACCACGCTCAATAAGTTCGTGGTATATACGTATGTATTCCCAAAACAGATAGGATTGCCCTTCAAACTCGAAACCGTTCTCCTTCAATTCAAGATACGTTTTCAAGTCTAAAACCTCCATGCCTTCTTTCGTTGAAAGCCCTTTTCTCTTGCCGGACATGGACAGGTTCGTACATGGAGATCCTCCGATTATCAAATCTATCTTATCTAGCAAGCTAACATCCAACTCTCTTACATCACCAAGTTGTATGGTGTCAGGGAAGTTCTGCATAGTTGCCTTTATGGCAAACTTGTCCACTTCGGACGCATAATATTTTTCTACAGGAATGCCAAGTTCGGAAAGTGTTATCCGTCCGCACGACATTCCATCGAAAAGGCTTAATACATTCATCGTTATATTTTTTTTAAATTTTCAGCAAATATACGACATAAAACTGTATGCAACCAATACGTTTAACTTTTTTTTAATTATCTTTGCGATAATAGATAAAATTCATAATATGCAGTTTTCTATAGTACCAAAAATAGATGCCGAGATTATGTTTTCGGAAGATGATCTGTCCGTTTTCAGACGATCGACAGACGGTCTGTATTATATGATCCATACCGAGAAGGTTATGGAAGTGATGCCTATGACGTTACCTGAGGACGGAACGGAACACCCTTTCCCTTACGATACATACGACACAGGCACAAGAGAGTTTGAGAAGCTGCTTTTATCTGATGAGTGGGTTAAAATGGACGAAAAATGAGAAAAATAGGTTTTTTTAACATAGGAAAACTTGGACTTGTAAAATCGGCAGGTACAGGAAAAACCGACATAAGCAAGGTGATAGAAAAATGGGTGAAAGAACACATGGTGTTTTGGTATGATATGTCAAAGCCTGTGGATGTTTATGTTCCCGGCGTTACTTATGCAAATCCTTTTGTTAATGGTGGTGGAAAATTAACTTATGATAATGCTATAAATAAGTGTATAATAACCCATACACCTACAAATAACAATAATATTGCATTTTGGCAAATAATTGTAAAACCGTTACAATATGTAGAATCTTATAAAATACGTGTAACAGGATTGCCCGAGGGATTTACTATAAAAGGACGATTAGGGTATGTTAGTATTCAGATAACTTCTGATGGAGAATATGACATACCTGAATACAAGAATAGTAGTACAACAAACTCATCTTATCCTGGATTTTATTTGGCAGGTGACAATGTAAATGATGTGGATTGTAATATTGTGGTAGAAGAAATACCTACAAAACAATCCGTTCCCACAAACGAGATACTGAAAACCAATCCCTACTTGCAGGATTTTAGTGGAAACAACAGACCGCTTAAATTGAACAATTTCCTGTTTGCTGCAATGAGCGGTGTGGGAGGATATGAATATAATTGGTTGGATAATTCTGTATTTAAGTTTTTTATCCCTGAACGTGCAAGTGGAACATATACAGATAAGTCATTTCATATTCAACAAGTTAATGCAAGGTCAAATATAGTTGAAACCAAAGTAGCAACTAAGTCTATTGGGTATAAGATTAAGGTTAGTGGTTTAACAAGTAATGAGTTTGTTCGTTATTCCATTAAATTAGATGGAAGTACGCAAGATTTTGATATTAAAGTAGATGGAGAGTATGAACTTCCTTTATCAGATTACGAGGTACTTTATAATATGGGTTATTCTATTAGAGCGGTGTCAGATGTATATCCACATACATGTAACATAACCGTAGAACAAATTCCGCTTTATCCGAATGCCCTAGTAACGGATGGAGTGGATGATTATGGGCAGGTGCAGAACTTGCAACAGGGCGTGAAGGTGTTGTTTGTAACTATCAATCCGTTCATTGATGGAAAGTTTATCTATGACCAAAGACTGAATACTACTGAACCTTGGCTGTTTGCCGTATTCAATGACAAAGGTAGTATTGCTTATAATAGTAGGAACTCAAACGGCAAGACCTATATTGATGGAACACTGAATGAATCTACAATAGTTTCCGCTTTGTTAAACAAAAAGCAAATAATCACCATAGTAAACAATGATGTGACAGGTGATAAAACTAAAACTCCTATATCCTTTAGCAATACTGACCATAATAGCGGATGGATTAGTTCAGCTTTCTACAACTCCATCGGGTTCGATTCCGTCCCTACCAAACAGAATGACGGATTCACCGAACAGGATTTGATTGATTACTATATACCAAAGGCTATCGTAACAATAACGGTCGTAGATGTATCGGGTTCTCCTATACAGGATGCTGTAGTCACTGTTGGTGGAATACAATACAAAACGTTGTCTGACGGTACAGTAAAAGTACGGGGTATGGCAAATGGCACGATGTCGCTGTCTGTAAAGAAAGACGGGTATATGCCGTTTTCTGACAATTCATGGAAGCTTGCTGATTCAAGGATAACGCTAGAGGTTCTTCGGAATACCGTAATCACTGAAAATGGATACAGCATATTGCTTGAAAACGATGGTTTAATATTAACGGAATAATATAATGGAAGATAATCTTAAAATTTCACAGATGCCTCCCGTTGAGACCGCTACGGGAGAAGAGATGATACCATGTGTGACGGGAAGCCCTAAAGAGAACAAATCCGTCACGGTGTCCAAGATAAGACAAGGCATGGTAATGGACGAAAACTATGTTCATACCGACAACAACTTTACTACCCAGTTAAAAACCAAACTTGACGGGATACAGGAAGGCGCACAGAAGAATACCGTCATAGGCGTGAAAGGTAATGCCGAACAGTCTTACAGGACAGGAAATGTCAATATAACAAAAGACAATATAGGTCTGTCAAATGTGGACAATACGTCCGATGCCGAAAAGCCCGTATCCACCGCACAGAGATCAGCCCTTGACAAGAAAGTGGACAAGGTGGACGGTAAGGCGTTATCCACAAATGATTTCACCAATGACTACAAAACGCTTCTCGAACAGATAAAGATGCAGCAGGGGAACATATATGGAGTGGAGATGAGAAGAGGGCAGACAGACCCTGTATTTCAGACATGGATAGGAAAGGAAGAGTTCAAGACATCTCATCCCATCCTCAACTCTTTCCGTGTGGCAAAGGTAAAGGACGGTAAGGTAGTCGGATTTCTTGACCAGACCAATTTCTTCAAAATGGCTGACGGTAGCCCGTCAAATATTGTTATTGACGGAACTGATGTAACAGATGATGGAAGCGACATCATGCTTGTAAACACCAAGCCTTTCTGGATAATCAACGGAGGAACGGATGATACATACGAAAGAAGGCTCGTCAGTGACGCTCCGTTTACATACGGTGGCGATACGGCCATAGAGATAAAACCGTTCGGAATGAGTATCGGTTACTCCACGATAAAGGATGGGAAGCAGAGATCTATTTTTGACAACACGGTAAAAGGAACAACATCAGTAGGAAATCTAGGCGTGAACATAATGGAAGGAAATGGATGGCCTACGACAAACGTGTCACGTTTTGATTTTGAGAAGTATGCTAGAAACAAAAATGGAGATACGACAAAGAACTATCCTTACGCCAATGCGTTCGCCCTTGACCTTGAAGTATGGTGCACGCTTCTGTTCATTAAGTTCAGGACAAAAGACCTGCACGCACAGTCTGTTTGCGGAAAAGGAATATCATCCAACGATTCAGCCCCCGATGCGTCAAGCTGGGGAAAAATGACAGGCGTCAGGTTCAAGAAGGCGGACGGTCAGACCTATGTGTATTACAATATGAACGGACAAGGATTTAAGGCGTCCGAAACAGGAACGACTTACAATTTCGCCCAACTCATAAACAACTACCATCCTTGCATGAAGATGTTTGAAGCACAGCTTGCCATGTCATACGCAAAGGAACACAATGTCTCTCCCGACACCGAGTTTGAATATGAAAGCACAAAATACAAATACTACAACTTCCAAGGTCATAACGGATTGGCTGACGGGGAGATGTCGGGTATCGTAGCCAAGTTTGTCACTGCAACTGTTACCAGCGGATGGAGTATCCCGGATAATGCGGCAGTGACAAACCGTGAAATAGAAATATGCTTCACGCAACCTATCATTCGCGGACGTATTGCCGGGGGGGGAGATATATGGATGTGGTACAGTGGGATAGATTGTGTCATGCACGATTTTACGTCCATAGATATTTATCAGACCTATGACGTAAACAATCTGACTACAGACAATGTAGCCGCAGATAAGAATCCAGGGGAATCTTATGGATTTGAGAATACGTATGATTTTGTCGGTTCTATGGCTAGAGGTGAAGGATACATAACGAAGAACTTTGAGAACTCGCTCATTGGAGAGGTCAAGGGAAGCAATCTTCACACGGGGGAATGTCATTACAACTGGTTTACGGGAAATGCAGGTTCGGGTAAGATTGGAAGGCGTGGTGTTTTCTTTGGTGATTGGTCGTACGACGACCATTGTTCTCTGCGGTTTGGTATTTTGAGCCGTGATCCTTCGTTCGCGCTCACGTACATCGGTGGCGGCTTTCGTTGTACAATAACCCAACCCTAATTTTTCACGAAGTGAAAAATCCCCCTCCCAAAACTTGCAAAATATATTAATAATGTTTAAGTTTGCATAATTAAAAATCTAACCAAATGCGGATAGTTTATTAGGGTAATACGAATAATTTTGCTATATTTGCATTAAAAATAATAACAATATGAATATAGTAAATGTAGTAAATTATGAAGGTCTTTACTGTGTTACAGACGAAGGCTATATTTTTTCTTTAAAAACAGGTGTCAAGTTAAAAACACATCTTGAAAAAAGTGGATATATGAGTGTAGTATTGAGTAAAAACGGAAAGAAACATACATATAAAGTGCATACCATTGTATTTAATTCCTTTAATAAAAGGAATAATGAATTGGTTATAGACCACATAGATGGAAATAAGACGAATAATAAATTGTCTAATTTAAGACAAATACACACAAGAGAAAATACAGCAAGAAGCAAGACTAACAAATACGGAAGAGGCGTTAAGTATTACAAAAACATAAATAAGTACGGTTCGTGTATTTCTATTAACCGTACAAGATATTATTTAGGGGTTTTCTCGACAGCAGAACAAGCTAGCAATGCTTATATAGAAGCACTAAATAACTGGGAGTTACACGGAATATTGCCAACTGTAAAAGATAGGAATATAAAATATTGTAAAGTTTGTGGGAGGGAACTTCCTATTGATGATTTTTATTTAATAAAAGGGCATGGAAGGTCATGGATGTGCAAGTCATGTTCTAGGGAATATTCAAAAAATAAACGAAATACAACAACATGGAAAGAGGTTTGATTTTTGACGAGAAGCCTGCCTTTATCTTTGATTTAGGCACTGGATATAGCAATGTTCATTTAAACATTGAACAAGTTGACGAACCCGAAACGGACGATATGGGAAATATTGTACAGGGAAAGTTCGTCAAAAAGTGGAAAGCCGATGTACAGCGTGTAAAGAACCCTGTATCATACGACAAAACGGTAGATGCCGCCATAAAGGATGAATTTCCCAACGGTGAGGAAGAAGCGGCTCTCAGAAAGGGTATTTTAAACAAACTTGATGCAGATTATGTAAAGCTGAACGAGTTTGCCGAAAGTGTTAAACAATCTTACTTAAAAGGATATGGAGAGCAATGACAAACAACAGATAGGTGGATATTTCTCCACAAAAAACGCTTCAAAGGATGAAGCGTTAAAAGGTATAGTAGCTGCAAGAATATCAGCATCCGAAGATGTTACCGATAAGGAGTACACAGTATTGTCAAACCTTATAAGAGTAGCGACATCGGATGGATGCCGTATCTCATTGGTACAGGAAACGAAAAGCAGATCAAGCAGAATATCACCAACAGGAATGCTTCTCCCGGCAGGAACGGTGGAATATTTTTCAGTCACACCAGGAAGCAAGGTGAGTGTTACGGGAACAGCAAACATATCATCTATCGAGTAAGTCATGGGCATGAATTATAACACTATATTAGCTTCCTTACTTGACGGGATATCTCTAGCATTGAAAAGCGGAAACTCGAATGTTGATGCGGAACAGTTCAACTTCCTTACTGACGCAATAAACAAATCCACTATCATACCGTCTTATTTTGATAGAGAAAATGCCATTAAGTATCTTGATGTGAGCGACACAGAGTTTGCAAGACTTATATATAAAGGCACTAAATTTCATCCCGTACAACCGTTATTATCTCCTGTGAGAGTACAAGGAATGACAAAGCCCGTTTATTTGAAAGAAACATTGGATGCTCTTAAAAACAACGGGCTTATACGTCCAAAGAAGTCAAGGGGTAAATACAAGACTAAAAACTAGACAACCTCATACGCATACATTGTAACACAATCATCTTTATTCTCCATATTAACCGCTTGGAAAATGTTTTCTTCATTATCCAAAGCGGTTATTTTATATGTTCCGTTCGTCAGATCAACAGTGTCACCTAATTTTATATAAGCGTACTTGTTTCCACTAGGTATTAAATACGTAATCTTTATTGGATTATTATTCCATTTTTTTAATTCTTTCATACAAATTCCTCTATTTTTTTAATCGTTGTACAAATATAAAGATATAAACATCCATAAACAAGCAAATAACTTATTTTAACAAGTTTAAACTATCTGAAACACAATAAGTTATACTACGAAATTTTTATTTTTGTTTAGACCATCCATGTTGTAAATCTACATTCGTAAAGATGAGTGCACAGTCTTTACGGGAGTTATAATACACACACATTAAATTACAATATTATGGGTTCAGACAAAATTTTTATGTTCGACAATCCTGCCGCTGGAGAAAGCGCAGGTATTATGTCAATGATTCCTGCACTGTTGCAGAATAAAGGATTAGACCCCAATCTTGTAGCTGCCTTGATGAATGGAAACAAAAATCAAGACGCTTGGGGTGGTGCTGGTTGTTATTGGATCTGGATTATCCTGCTCTTCTTCCTGTGGGGTGGTAACGGATTCGGTAACGGGTTTGGCAATGGAGCAAACGGAATCCCTGCTCAATTGAACAATGAAGCAGGACGTGAATTGTTGATGAACGCTATTCAAGGAAACGGAACAGCTATCAACCAGTTGGCTAGTTCTTTGAACTGCTCTACTCAACAGTTGCAAAATGCTATCTGTCAGATTCAAGGACAGATTCAGCAAGTTGGTAACCAGGTAGGTCTTTCCTCTCAACAGATCATCAACTCAATTCAGTCCAATAGTGCAGCTATCGGTTCTCAGCTTGCTTCTTGCTGCTGCGATATCCGTACAGCTATTGAACGCCAAGGATGTGATAGCCGTTTGGCTACTGTAGAGCAGACTAATACTTTGACAAGCAACACAAACACTCAGTTTAACATCTTGTCAAGTAAGATTGACGCTCAAAGCGCAATCATCAATGACAAGTTCTGTCAGCTTGAAATGCGTGAAATGCAAAACAAGATAGATGCACTTAGACAGGAAAACAGCAATTTGGCTCTGGCTGCTTCTCAACAGGCTCAGACTGCAAATATAGTTGGACAACTTAAGGCTCCGTGCCCGGTTCCATCCTATATAGTGCCTAACCCAAATTGTTGCTATGGAGGTTATCCGTTCATGGCTGGTTTTGGTGCAGGTTATGCTGCTGGTGACAACTGTGGTTGCAATTGCTAAAGTTTAGTTAAGAGTTCTTTGACTTATTGAATTGGGCTTCGTAATCGGATAGGTACATCCATTTATATCCTTTATGATACTTTCTTTTGCCTAAACATACAGCGGAAATATGACCTTGATTATATCCTTCTGTTTTTTTAGCAAAAGTGGGTGATTCATAAATCTTAATATCATTAGGATTACTTGGATTGATACGAACAACAGATTTACTGTTTGCTAGAATAATTTTTCTATTTCCAATTTTAGATAAAGAGTTTCTTTTTCTTGTTATTGGATTTAGAGCATTCATAGAGGAATTGCACCATCTTAAATTAGATACTTTGTTGTTTTTCCTGTTGGTATCTATATGGTCTATTATGGGATAATTATTAGGGTTAGATATATGTGCAGATGCAACTAATCTATGAACATAGCATTTTTTCTCTTTATTATCTTTATATAGGCGAGCTTGTAAGTATCCAAATTTCGTTTCCATTAAATGACATAGCTTTGGTGGCATAACGTATCCACCATTGCCATTATCTCTAAAACGTTCTTTAAACACAACTCTACCATATGAAGAAACCATATATGTTTCTTCATATCCGATTACGTCCTTCCAAATTTCTCCTTCCAAGGAGATGCTCTTAATAAATTCTTCGTTTGTCATTGCTAACTTATTTTAGTGATGCTAACATAAAAAAAAGAGGGAAGGGCGTTAGCGAACCCTTTTCAATAGGTTAATTACTCCTATCTATCCCGATGCAAAAATAGTAAAATTTTAAAGAAAGGGAAAAGTTATGAGTTATTTTTTTAATCCTTATATGATGGGATATAACGCTAACCGTTTTAAAGGAGTACATAGACTTGACTTTGGAGGAATACCGTTTGTTAGGACATCTTCTGTAACGACAGATACGACAAATTCAGAGGTTATCTATGGTATTAACCCGTGTCTGTTCAGACGATTGCCAAATCAAGGTATTTTGCTTTTAAGCGTAAATCATGTTCCTGCTGCCGGATCTGATGCGTATCTTGTTTCTGTAGCTACCACACTGACAAATACCACATCAACATCCACAAGCAAGGTTCCTTTGGTGAACGGTTCGGGAGATCAGATTCCGTCTAGTGAAATTTCACAAGGCAATAAATACTTTGTCTATTACGACAAATGTAATGGGATATTTCAAGTAGTTAATCATATCGTTGCACCTGCTACTGCCGCACAGGCTAGAAGCACTGTAAAATGATATTAAAAAGTTATAAGTATGTTTCAATCAATACGACAAGGACAGCAGTTTTTCATATTGCATAAAGGGGAAAACCCAAGATGTGATGTGGGCACTGTGGTAAGTGTTTCAAATCCTGTTCCTAAATATCAGAACGGATATACAGCATATCCTCTTCCGCAAAATGAAATGGTTGTGGATGTGAAAGTTAAGGTTGGAGATGATACTCTTGATTTTCAAAAGTTGCCAGCCAATCTTAGTATAGCAGACTTTTCCCAAGTAGGCGGAAATGTGGTTGTATCGGAAAGCAAGGATGCCATCAATGCAGAGATAGAAGCAATGAAAATAAGTAGTGTAAGGGTTGTGGAATCTGTGGAATACCATCAGAAAGTAATCAAAAGCTGCGATGAGATGCTTACAGCATTGAATCCTGCATTTGCCGAAAAGGCACAGCAGGACAAGGAAATGAAGGAACTTAAAGGTGAATTGTCACAGATAAAGGATATACTTGCACAACTTGCTGCTTCTGGTATCAAATTGCCTGACGTGCAACATACAAACAATAATAATAACAATAATAAAAAATAAACACTATGGGTTGGAAAGTATATGGAATGGGCCGTAGCTTTGAAGGTGAAGATATGGACCGGGAATTAGAAAAAGCGTATAAAGAAGGTTATCGTGACGCTATGGAAGAAATGGAAGATCGCTATGGTGAACGTGGCGGACGTAGCGGACGAGGTGGCGGATATGACGAAAGAATGTGGGATGATGATGATGAGTACGGAGAAAGACGCGGAGTCAAAGGTACTGGTCCTTACGCCAGACGTAGACGCTAATTAAATTGGTTTAAGCCCGTAGTGGTTTGCTACGGGCTATCTTTTTAAAAACAAAAGCTATGGAAAGAACGAGATTAGATGTATATGAGAAACTTCCTTCGGGAATGGAAAAATATCTTGCAGAACATGGATGGAATTTCTCAAAGAAATTGTGTGAATATGCCGTTTCAAAAATGAAAGACAGAAACGGTAACAAAATACACCCATATGACAAAGACCAAGTAGAAGCATTGATGAAGCAATTCAATGTTGAGTTGAAGAATGATGTGGAATACAACAAGGTTTATGTATTGAATATGGTACGTGCCGACTATATGGGTTCATCCATAGTCAATGAGCAATATGCCTGTATGTTTGTAAAAGACTATCTTGACGATGTTGACGGAAGCCCTACCCGTGCTCTTGACGAGTATTACGCAAAATGTATAGCTTGTGGAACACCTTTCTCTTGGGAGGATTATATCTGATTGCTATGGTACGACAAAGACTATACATTGAGGAATATGATTGGACGGTTGATGTATTCTATTCTGTGGATAAATACTCTTATTTAAGAGCGATATACAGACTGGAATATATTGGCTGTCCTTTTCATTTGCTGAACAGGATAACGGATAAGATAAAGACTGAAAAATACAATTACGGTGTAACGTATTCAAACAATAAGTGCACTGTAATTATTATCAGTCACAGTACGTCTGATGAAGAATTTATGAATACACTAGAGCATGAAAAACAACACATGATTGGTCATATAATTGATCATTATGGCATAAAGCCTTCATCAGAAGAAGCCGGATACCTTGCAGGATATGTAGGTGCTTTATTTACAAAACCTATAAAAGATGAGATTTGCGATTGTTGTAAGAAAAAACTAAAATAAATCATTATGAAAAAGATTTTTATGGCTATGATTAGCGGAAAAAGCAAAGAAGAGGTGTATGATATGCTTAACGATTCGGAAAAGGAAATCCTGTTCGGTATTGCTCAAAGCATGGGAATGACACGGGTGGAAAGAAGAAAGATGAAAAGAAAATACGAAAAGAGAAGATAGGCTAACTGCCTATCCTCTCTCTTATTAGTTGAAACTTTGGTATAATTCAAGATTGTTGAAAACATAACACTCCTTATCCTTGATTTGAGGATACATGTATGATGGAATATGTGCTATCTTACGGGCATTTCCCCAGTATGATGTCCAGTCTTTTACGTTAAACAGAAGTTGCGGGGTGTCATAGAACAGGTTCAGTTCTCCTGCCTTTTGTACATCTTCATCCCATTTCCCTTCGTCACGGGCGATATATAGTTTAAAATTATTCATATAAGTTTTCTTTTCATAAGAGTGTTTTCTACTTCCATCCAATCAACAAACGGTCTGTTTGACAGGTTTACATCATATTTCAACGGACATCCCAATGCCGCATCATCAATGTATATGTGACAATAAGGTTTGGGCGATAGTGTCCATGTATGCTGTTCAGGATTCTCGTTTATACCGAACAGGGGAATGTTGTTGTCCATAAACCATTGTACGGCTTCCGACAAATATTTTCCTCCATATTTGTGTATGTTGTAATCATCGGAAGTCACCTCATCAATATCACTTCTCATGGTGAAAAGGATAAGTTTGTGTCCGTTATCAACCAATTTTCTCAATACAGGCACGGCACCTATGTCCTTGCCGATTTTGGGAAAGTCGTGTGTCACGACCGTTCCGTCAAAGTCTATCCCTATGATAGCCATAATTATTTGTTATGTAATTTATCATATATTTCTCTTACCTGTTTATACCTTTCTTCCTGCTTCTTTGTAAACGGCATGAAGGAATGATTCAACCATCGACATATATAATAACATTTATCATTGGAATAATCAGTTTCATCACAATCAATAAACCAATTAATATCATTCCTCATTTCTCTTGCAGAAATAAAGGCATCAATAAGTTTTGGATATTTTATAAGTCCTATGTAATTGCTATTGAAATTTGCTTTCGGGCAAACAATACATCCAACTCTTTTGCAATAATCATATTCGGGATTTATAGGTAATGAATATTTATGGATATAATCCCATACATCCTTATCCGTCCAATCTATAATAGGCTTTAATTGTATGATGGAAGCAGCACCAATAGACTGACAATGTTCTTCAAAATAGGAATCAAACAATTCTTTATTTTTCTTTAAAGTCGTTTTGTTTTTCGCTTCAAATGCCGTCCTATTACTCCTACTCCTACTTTCAGCTTTCCTTACTCCCGTAATACTGCACGCATCCACATATTTAGGATTGTGCTTATAATCCTTGCAACAATAAGCTATTTGTACAGTAGGAAGGATGGATTTGTGGTTTTTCCATATATTTTGTATAAACCCGAGTTTATAATCACGCCTCCATATTACATCGGGATAGTTTTCTTTTATAAACCTTAATGTAATATTACTTTCAAAGGCATGGTTGAAAAAGGCTTTGAACGGTATTCCGGCACGTTTACAAAGGTCATAACATACCTGACTATCTTTTCCTCCCGAAAACCCCAAACGTACTTCCAACCCCATTGTTTTAGCTATCTTACTGAATTTTTGTATTCTAGTAATGACTAATTGTTCTTTTTCATCCATAACCATTTGTTCATCTATTATTTCTTTCATACCAATTTAATCATAGCCTTCTTTAAATTAACAAATAAAGGTATTGCTGACATGCCCCCATTGCAATCCAACTGTCTTAAAGAGGGTACAACCTCTCCGTTATCATCAATATCATAATCTGCAATATAGGCTAACTTCTTCGCTTCGGGAACTAATATCCTTTCATGATCCATGACCGTTATACAGACTTTGCTTCCAATAGGGAATACTTGGTTGGATTCAATGTATTCCTTTTCCAACTGTTCCTTTTCTCCATTCAATTTTTTTATCTTTAAATCAATGGCGTATCTTTTGCTTAAAAATTCTTCTTTATTCATCTTTTTTGTCATTCTAATTGATTCTAACGTACTTACCTGCAATATCACAGTTTCTCAATATTTCTGCATTATCCTCACCAAAAGCGATGAGAATACTGCCACAGCCAGGAGAATCTCCACGAGTTCCGTCTGGACGGAAGAATCTGATTCGGTTACGCAAGAATTTCATTGCCGTTGCCTTCTCAAATATCACATCCTGAAACATCTTTGAATCACAGCGATTGAAAAGTAAAGCAATGCCGTTTCCATGTTCTGCCATCCGTTTAACGAAACATTCTATAAGAGGACGGGAATAAGGTGGGTTCAACCAAACACGTCCTTTCCATTCCTGTTTTAATCCATCGTCATTTTTGTTGTACATGACACTTGCTGTTTTATAGAGGGGGGCTACCGGGGCACATGGGTCTAAATCAAATTCACCTAATGCGTCTATAATTTCTTTCGGTGTGTACCATTCATCGGTACTATTAGACGATCTTTCAAAAGTTGTATTCATTTCTTTTATGTTTTGAGTGTTATTTATTTCTCTTTTAACGAAACATTTCTATTACCACTTTATTTTCCGAGTTTCCATCATCAGGATGTACATCAGTAAAATCAATGACAGAAAAATCATATAGATCAGGAATGTATTCAGTTTGATAATCTCCTGTATTCATTACGATATTTATTTCAGCATCCTTATTGACAACTAACATTAGTTCGTCAATCATGTCTTGGACAGTAATTATTCTTTTCATTTTTATATCAATTTTAATGCTTCCTGTAATCCTGCTTCAAGTGCGTCTTCGTAGACATCCCATTTACCACCATCATTAGGTCCTTCATAAACAGAACTGGTTATATGAGTTCCATTGTCAGCTTTAGATATTTCGTATCCATAGCCACAAGCACAGTTATATACACATATATGAATATTTTTGGTTTCACGTAACCACTTCTGGGCAACGGATTGAGTAGGGCAAGAATAAAATAATTTAGGTAAATCCTTACTAGTTCTAAATATGGTTTCCATCATTATACCCTTATGATTAATAATATCTTTGCAATACTCATTAAATCCTTTCTCTTTCAGCAGCTTCGCTGTTTCTAATGTTACAAGTTCTTCGGTCATAATTTTATTCTCCTTTCAATTTCTTTATTAGCGCATCAGCGAAACCAAGGCTCCATTCTACTGTCATATTTAAACTAGCATTCATTACCTGTTCATGTGAATTGCTGCAAAATCCTTGCATGGCAGCTTTCGCTAGTTCATATCGCCTCTGTTCCCAGTCAATAGCTGAAAAATCAAGTTC